ATGGCGGAGGCGCGCTACCGGCACATCGCCGCCGACATCCGCGCCCGAATCGCCGCAGGTCAATGGGCCCCCGGCACTCAAATCCCCTCACGAAGAGCGCTCGCACTCACCTACGGCGTGCACCATGAGACCGTGCGCCTCGCCATTGAACTCCTCCGCTCCGAAGGCATCCTCGAAGGTAGGCCCAAATCCCGCCTCTGGGTGACGAGCCAGAGCGCCCAGCGCACCCTGATCGACCCCGATGCACCGTGGCCCTACTGGCAGGGCGACACAGCTACCGGCACCACGACAGCGAACTCCGACCTCGCCAATCGCCTTCAGGTCAAAACCGGCACGCGCATCCGCTACTGGCGCGTGGAACGCCTCGACCCGGACGGGCGGCCCGCAATGCTACTGACGACATGGCGCCGCGGGGCACCCCGAGAGCACGCGACCTACCGATGCACAGCGAGCGTCCGCCCGATGAGCCAGGCCGATGCCGAGGTGCTGGGGTTGGTCAGCGGCCAGCCCGCTCTGTACATCGAGAGAACACGTCTCGACGGCAGCGGCGAAGTGGTCGAGACGGCGGACCTGGTTCTGCCTGCCGACCGGTGGAGCATCGCCATCTGACAGGCCAGGCCCCCGCCCCGGAACAGTGCCCGGGGCGGGGCGGGGTAGCAGCGTCGCCGCAGCCAACAGCAACGCGGATGTGATGGTTCTACGGTACGGGCGGCCACTGACAACGCCGAGACCCACGAGGCTAGACTTCGAACACATGAACGACTTGCCGCCGGACCTGCCCCGCCTCCGAACCCTGGAGACCTGGCTGCAGCTCACCCTGGCCCGAGTCCGCGAGCAGATCGTCATCGCCGAGCAGGTCGCGGCGCAGCAGCAGCGCGCCGCCCTTCCCCCGCCGCCGGACTGGGTGCTGCAGCTCAGCATCGGCGGCGAGGGACAGCCCATCGCCGTACACGTCGGGGGCTGCCGGAGTGCCGGCCGTCGAGCCCGTCCGATCTCACGAGACGAGGCCATGCGTGCCCTCGCCGAGGGCCTGGACCCCTGCGTCCTGTGCCGGCCGGACACCGAGCTCGGCATCCTCGGCTGACGCGCGGACCTCGGGATGCCGTCGCAGGCTGGAGGGATGCGGCACGACGCGCCCATCGTCATCCACCGCCTGTCAGCCACGGGCGGCCGGCGCGTCGTCGCGCGCGGGCAGATCCTCGGGCTGGCGTACCGAGATGCTGACGTGATCGAGTTCCTGCGCCGAGCTGGCGTCGCCGCGCCCGAGGAGGTCCTCGACGACGAGGCATGGGTGGAGTGGCGCGGAGGCCGGCCCCACGACTACGGCGGCCCCGACTTGGCGTAGAAGAACGCCCCTCCGGGAGGGGGGGCGTTGGCAGAGCTAGCGCATAACGTTCCCCTATGCGCTACCGCTGTCATCAATAGAGTTGGTGACGATCACCCATCGGATCCGGCGCAGTGCCGCCTCCGTGAGTCGCCCGATCCGTGGCCAGGCGGACGGACATTGCACAGCAACGCCACGACTCCACCAGCCGAGATCGTAAGTTAGCTGACGGCGACCCCAGAGCAAACCGTAGGCAAGGCTGCGATCCGTGGGGTGGTTGAGCAGGAGGCAAAACCTCACCTTCGTCGAGCCAAGAGAGTGACCCGGCCAGGAACTGCTCGCCGCCCACCCATGGTCCATCGCCACACGAGACAAGGCCACTGCCTGCCCCGGTCGCCCTGGCCTATCGATGTCCGCTAGGGGAACAGCGTGGTCGAACTTGGGTAGGGAGGCGGGGTACTTCCTCGTCACCGGTCCAACTCCTCTACATCGTCGATCGGTTGAGGCTGGTAGCCAGCTGAGGCGCGAGGTCGTATGCGGGGTGGCCATAGACGCTTCGCCGCCAGCGACTGACCTCTGCCTTGCAGGGCTTGCCGAGCTTCTTCGTTGCCGTACATGGAACGTTCACAGGCCGATGTCCTCCGATGCGGCGTCCGACCACTTGTCAGCCTCGCGGATGTAGCCCCAGAACGCGGGGCTATTCTCGGCGTGGCCGCTCTGCGCGCGGATCTTCTCCTCGCGCTTCCCTGCGACGCGCGAGGTGGTGATGAACCCTGCCCGCATCGAGTGGCCGGTCAAACGGACGGCGACGCCGGCGCGTTCAGCGTTGCGGGCGATGATGTCGCGACAGGCTGCCGGGGACAGAGTGTGGTCGCCGAGGTTGCCCCACACGTCGATCGGCAGGAAGGCGGGGCCGCTGGTGATGCCCGCTGCGGCGCGCCAGGTGAGCCAGGCGCGGACCGGGCAGGTGTCGGGGTTCTTGCCGCAGTGGACGACGACGTCGCGGGCGGGCCTCCCCTTCACGCTGGGGACGTGGACTTCGAGGCCGTTGCTGACGTGGACGATGCCGTCGGCTCGGAGCGCGGAGACCTCGGCGGAGCGGCCCGCCACGCTGAACGCCAGAAGCCACAGGGCACGGTCGCGGAGTCCGGTGAGCCCGTCAGCGGCGGCTGCGCTCATCTGTCGCAGTTGCTCCGGCGTGGCTGCTGCCGCCTTGCCTCGGCCGCGGGCGACGCGTTCGGGGTCTGCCTTCATAGGCTTGAGTGCTTTGCGCGCGGCGACGGTTGCCGCCTTGGGCACCTCGACGCCGTGCTCATTGCGGGCGGTCACGGTCACACCGGTGATGCGCCGGTCGATGCTGTTGGGCGCGGCGAGCTTGATGGCGTCGAGCCAGACGACGAAGCCGACGAGCGTACCTTTGGTGACGGCGGTCAGCGGCAGCGCGTGCCCGGTGCGCTCAGCGAGCCAGTCATGGAACTCCCCCCACAGCGCCCAGTCGTTGGCGTAGCCGCGCTTCGTGTTGTGAGGGCGGATGGCGTCGAGGTGCTTCTCGGCTGCCTCTTCCATGGCGTGGAGGACGGCGAGCGTCGCAGCGTCGAAGGTGGCGAGGGTGACGTCCGGCTGGCGGTGGGCAAGGTCGGTCATGCGGCAGGCTCCAGCTGATCCCAGAGCCACGGGGTGTGCGTCGTGTGACGCCGCTCTCGGCCGCAGGTCCTACAGTACGTCAGCCGCCAGCGCGCTTGCGGGGCGAACGCGTGGAGTGGCTTCCACCAGTGACCTTCGGCTTGCAGGTGGTCGCCGCGGTGCTGGCCGCACCCGTTGTAGTCGCAGATCCAGTAGCCGTCCGAGCCGTCGGGCTGGACGGGGCCTTCACGGAACCAGTGATCGGTGATCAGCTCTCTGGTCATGCCTAATTGTACCGGTTTCTCGCCCGCGATATGGCATGTTATCGAGGGCACGGTTCAGGGACGAGGTGGGGCGCACGCGATCGGGCCGTGCTCCACCTAGTTCATGATTCTTAGTCAAACTCCTTGCAGGGCAACCAAGAAACTCTACCTTGGTTGCATGACGAAGGAACCACTCCCCCGCCTCATCCCGACCGGCAACTGCTGGTGCGGCTGCGGCACCGAGATCGGCCTCGGCTCGTTTTTCGCCCGCGGCCACGACAAGGTCGCCGAGGCCGCACTCGTCGCCGTCAAGTACGGCGGATCCATCCCGCAGATGCTCCACGCCAACGGCTTCGGCCCCAGCCACTCCGTCGTCCACAAAGCAATCAAGGACGCCCACTGGGAACGCTGCAACCACTGCGGCTACATCGGCGCCCCCGCCAGCATGCGCAACCACGAGAAGAAGTCCCACAAGGAGAGCTGATGTTCAAGGACAACCCCCCGGAGTGCGGTGCGCGCGGCAGACTGTGCGACGCGGACGTCATCAAGCTCCAGAACCTCGCGCGGCCCGGCGGGATCACGAATTGGGACGACCAAGAGCTGACGTGCAGGTTGCCGGAAGGGCACGAGGTCGAGGAGCACGAGCAGTTCCTCGTGGAACAGGACTTCGGGCGGGAATCACAGCTCTGGTGGGCAACCTGGCATGACGTCGACGGCCTGCGAGAAGAGGCGGCCATGTTCACAGGGCCCATCTGCGACTTCACGCACCAGGGGTGGACGTGCCTGCTGCTGGCCGGTCACACGACGCCAGACGACCAACGGCACATGCTCGCGTAGCGACAGCACAGCGAAGCGGCCCCGCCCTTCGAAGAGGCCAAGTGGAAGAAGTGCACCGCCACGAAGGAGGATTGACCATGCCCGAGCAGCGTCGCTACGACGTCGACTGGACCGACGAGAGCAACCCACAGATCGTCCACGCTCAGCCCGGCGACGACGCCATGACCCTGACCGAAGCCCGGCAGGCCATCAATGAGGAGATGGCCGACTGCGCCACCGAGTAGGGAGGTTCCGCGCAACCGTAGGTGAGCGCACGATGCCCCGCCTGAGGCAAGCAGGCGGGGCATCGGTATGTGGAGCCTAGCTGCTCCAGGTGCGGCTACTTGAACCAGTACCTCACGCCGCGGTGGTGGGAGCAGGTGCCGGAGAAGCGCTTCGAGTAGGACCAGGTGCCGTCCTTGCACTTGGCCATAACGCCCGACGGGTGCTTGATGTGGGTGCCGCAGACGCCGGTGGTGTGGTGGGCGCAGTGGACGGTGGCGGCCTGTGCGGTGCCGGCGATGATGGTGACGGGCGCGATGGCGGCTGCGGCGAGCGTGGCGGCGGCGAGGGCGCTACGGATTCGGCGGGCCGAGTGCGTGATAGTGCTGGTCAAAGATCCCCCCAGTTCGGTTCCGTTGGTGCGCTGAGTCTGGCGGTGGTCGTATCCGGCCGACGGGGTAACGGTGTCGCCGTGACAAACGTTTGACGGCCTGTTCGAGGGCGATCGAGCAGTGAAATGGGCGCCCGGGGATCCGTTGCGGCACCCCTGGTCACTTCTGCCGCGCGAGGTGCCCTTCAAGCAGCCACTGACAGTCGTGTGCCAGTCGGCTGACCTGGACGGGAGCCGTGAGCATGCTTGCCTCGATGGTCTGCTCACAGTGGAAACGGACGGTGCTGAGGCGGCCCATGCCGCAACACCATTCGATGCTGCCGGGCCAGAGCTTGTCCGTGGCGGCCTGAGCGCTGGGGAGCAGCAGGTTGATGTGTCCGCGGAGCAGCAGCGTCAAGTCCTCCAGCTCCTCCAGCTCAAGCGGTGTGGAGCGGAGGGCGAGGGCGCGGTCGATGGTGCGGCGCATCGTCTCGACGTCGATGGGGACGGTGGGGGTGGCCCGGGACTCGTGAATGGCGAGAGGTGCCTCCGCCCCGCGAACGGGCAGTCGGTCGGTCATCGGGCTGCCTCCGCGGGGAGTCGTCCGCCGGGGCCGAATGCGGCACCCAGCTTGATCGGGTCGGTGAGTTTGCCGGTGCCGTCGGGCTTCTCCAGCCATCCGCGGCCGTTGAAGTACAGGTGCGCGGGCGGGCAGCACAGTGCCCAACCTCGTGGACGGACGGTCAGCAGCGGCAAGTCGGCAAGGTGGTGTTCGGCGCCGTCTGCGACGAGCCACCAGGCGACGTCGGCTGCGGGGTCGACGAGGACCGGCCCGAGCTGTCCGACGCGGGCCAGTGGTCGCATAGCGTCGATGGAGCGTAGGCACGACGCTTCCACGACGGTCCACGCAGTCGAGGGGATTGAGGCGAACTCCTCCTCGCTCCAGGCGCGTTGCACGTCCGTGGGGTACGGGGCGCGGGACAGAAGCCATGTGGTTCCGGGGTGAGTCACGGGGTAGCCCTCGCTTTCATGAGGGCGGTGCGCAGCATCCGCGGCTGTACGAGTGGTTCGGGCGGCTGGCAGCGGGGTGGGCTGAGCCAGTGGATACCGAGGGCATCGGCGCCTGTGTTGCCGTTGAGGACGACGTAGCAGCATTGGCCGAGGCTGATGCTGCCCGCTTCCGCCCACCGGTCAGCGGTGCCGAGTGGGACGAGGAAGTACACGCGCAGGATGGGCCCTTGAGGGTCGCAGATGATCGGGCCGGCACGTCCGGCTGCCCGGTAGTGCACGACGGTCCGTCTTCCGAGTTCCCCGTCGATGGCGATGGCGTCCCACCATCGGCCAGCGGCGACGGCGTCGACGACGTTCTCCAGCGGCAGCCACGGCGGCCTCACACGACGGGCTCTGGTTACGCTCCCAGCGGTCATGAGCAGGAAGTTAGGACCCGCCATTGCAGGGCCGCGCGTCGATTGCGCGAGATTGCGCGGGCCGGTGTTGATGTTGCTGCCGATTGCCTACGGGAGAGCCAGCCCGGCCCGAGCACGCGCGATATGCCGGTGAGCCTGGTGCCCGTACACCGCGGACTCGTTGAGCCAGTCCCACGCACGCGTGTACAGGTCGATGTTCTCCTGATCGTCGAGCCACAGTTCCGCGTTGATCGTCTCGACTGTTACGAGCCGATCGTCGTAGATCCAGAAGCCGTGAGCTGGTGTCCGCTGAAGTGGGGCGGTGAACGGGATGATGCCGAGTTCGACCGTGCCAACGCCGATGAGTCCACAGAGCCGGTCGAGCTGGGCGGCCATGACTTCCCGAGGGCACACCTGGGCGTATAGCGCGGCTTCCCAGAGCAGGAACCGGAAGGACCGGCCGGCCTCGTAGAGGGCTTCCTGCCGCTGTATGCGGGCCCGGACAGCCTCGTCCGTATCGCGCGGCGTCCGGCGGAACTCAGCGTTCGCGATGAACAAGCAGCGTGCGTAGTCCGCCGTCTGGAACAGACCAGGGATGCGGGCCACCTCCACCCCGCGGATCAGCCGCGTCCGCGCCGTCTCCGCCACGGCCAGCTCCTGGCGGGACCGGTGCCCATTGGCCAACTGCCGGCGCCACGTCCGGTACTGCGTCTCCAGCCCCTGCAGCCGCCCCTGCAGCTCCTCGGCAGCTGCAGATTCGCCTACCGCCTTGGCCCAAGCTTCCAAGTCCTCACGGGACGGGGTTTGCTTGCCGTTCTCCAGCCGGGAGACCTTCGACCGCTGCCAGCCGAGGCGTTCGGCCAGGTCCTTGCCGTTGAGCCCGGCCTCGGTGCGCAACTCGCGCAGTCGCGCCCCGAGGGCTACCCGGGCAGTCTGAAAGTCGGTGCTCACACGTCGGAAAGTACCCGGGCCTGAAATTCCCTGGTAGGTACCGCGTGGTGCCAGGCGGCGTCACGTACCTGGCAGGCGCGCACTACGGTCTCGGCGTCCTCGTGCACCCGCACCCCGAGCGTGACGTCGTGGTCGTCGAACTCGAACTCGGCCACCACACGGGAGTCAAACAGCCAGAAGTCTCCGTCAGGGATGCTGAGGCTATGCGCCTCCGACCGGTACAAGTTCCGGATGTCTTCGCCAGCTGCCACATTGCCGAGGCCGCTGGCCAGGAGGAACCGTTGCCCCTCGGTGGCCGGCTGGTCGACCAGCCGCACCCGCTCGAAGCGCTTGCCGGCGGCGACCTGGGTGCGCACGTTCGCCCGCCATGCGTTGTCGGGCTCGTTGGCAATGTCCTCACCGCGCAGGAACCGCTGCCATTTTGGCCCGTTGCGGTCCGAAGCGTATCCGCGGCGGGTCTCCAGCCGCCAAGCCGTGTGTTCGAAGTCCCGGAAGTAGTGGGCTACTTCCGGGAACGGGATCAGGTCTGGCACGTCACTCCTTCGGGGCGAAGCGGGTGAGGAGTTCGCGAGGGATCACGACGAAGGTCTCCGAGTCCTTGACGTCACGGAGTTGCGCGAGGTGCTCGGGATCGGTGAGGCGGTCGCCCTGGACGACGATGTCGCCGGTCTCCTCGACCTCGTACAGGGTGGGGCAGTCGCCGTCGTCGGAGGTGGTACCGATGAACCTCAGTGTCATGTCCGTGGCCTTTCGCGAGATCAGCTTGAGATTCAGCATGGTGGTCTGCTCGGGCGGGCGCACGAGGATTGCGGCGGATTGCCAGCGCCAGCCTTTCCCTGCCGGATTGCGCGCAATCGTGGACCGAGCTCACGGCCGACAGCCCAGTGTCGCCCTCAGCGACCGATAGCGGCCTTCAGCCGTGTATGGACGGCAAAGGGCGCCCCGCCTCCGGAGAGGCGGGGCGCTTCGCATAGTGGCTCAGCAAGCCGTTCGACAAAACCATCGAGTGGAACCTCAGCGCCCGGAGCGGGCGGGCCGCTGGGTTCCGAGCAGTGGGGTGCTGGGAGTCGCCGAAGGGGAGGGCGAGGGCGACGGTTTGCTGGTGGGGGTGCATGTGTAGTGGGAGGAGCCGGCATCGTCCGGCGTACACGTGTAGGTCGTCCCGTTGCTGTCAGTCCACGTCCAGCCAGACGGCGCAGGTCCCTGCGGGCCAGTGTCGCCCTTGCTGCCCTGCGGGCCTGGGGGCCCGGCCGGTCCCGAGGGTCCAGCTGGGCCCGGGGAGCCTGCCGTGCCGTCGGCCCCCTTCGCTCCCGCGGCTCCCGACGGACCAACAGGACCGGACGAACCGGTGGAGCCGGACTGGCCGTCCTTGCCATCCTTGCCGGGGGATCCGGACGGCCCCGGACTGCCCGTCGGCCCCGGTGGCCCTTGGGGTCCGACGACGCTCTGCCCCGGCTGACCGCGGCTTCCAGGCGGGCCCGCCACGGGTCTATGCCCAAGGCCCTGCACTTGCCGTGCGAGGGCGTCTCGCGCCTGGTTCGCCGTGGTCAAGTCATGCGTGAGTGTGACGACCTGAACAGCGAGCCACGCCAGGAACGTCACCATGAGGAGGACCGTCACGGCGGCCAGGACTTCCGCCCGCGGGAGCCGAGGCCGCGTGCGCAGCGTGCTCATTTCGCCACCACCGCCCAGATCGCAATCGCTGCCGCCAGGAGGCCCATCAACACAGGGATGATCATTTGGTAGAGGCGGTGCTGCCGCTCCTGCTCGCGCCGGTCACGCTCAGCGAGCTGGTACGTCTCGAATGCCCTCTCCAGCGCCTCGCGGGCATCGACGGCCTTCTGGAGGTCCTGGCTGAGCGCTGTCAGCCGTTGGTCCGTGTACGCCTGCTGAAGCGTGTACACCTCGGTCGAAACGACCTTGTCCAGGCGGGCGTTGATGCCCTGCCCCATGGCCTGGATCTCCTGGCGGAGCGCCGAGACCGCGCGCCCGAGTTCGCCCACGGACAGCTCATCGGGCACGGGGGCCTCCTGTCGTGCAGGTGCTATTCGGCGGCAGGCGGCGCCGCCGGGGGCTCGCTGACCCGAGCGGTGTGCGGGGCCTGCCAGCCCGCCAGGAACGTCACAGCCGCCGGAGCGAGGGCGATGACGATGCCCTGGAGCCAGGACGGCAGCGGAGCCAGCAGCCGGTTGTCGGCGGCCACCGCGTTGAGGACGGCTATCAGCAGGGAGGCAACGAACGAGGCGGCTGTCGCTGACCGCACCTTCGCCTCGATCGGGGCGCTCACGGCTTCGTCCCATCGAGGGCGTGCCCAAGCTCCTTCAGCGCCGCGGCAGCGCCGGCCTGGGCGGCAGCAGTGACCTGGTCGGCGGTAAGCCCTCCGGCCTTGCCGACCGCAGCGGCGAGCGCCGACAGGGCCGACTGCGCTGCGGCGCCCTCGGCGACGGCCTTGGCGAGTGCCGCGTTCTGGTTGCTGTGGACGGTGTCCATCCAGCCCATGACGGCGCCGACCCGGACGGGCTTCTTGGGGTCAGGGCCGGGCTCGTTGTAGTTCCACACCGCGCTCGCGACCGCGGCGATGTCAGCTTGCGTGAGGGGCATGTCAGCCTCCTGGATTAGCGCCCACGCCTTGAGGTCCGCGAGCGAAGAGAGATGGCAGTAGTCGCGGTCGACGCCGCTGTCGGAGTACTGGTGGAACAGCCAGTCGGCTTGGATCCCGGGATCCCCGGCGGCCCGCCCGGCGGTGGCGATCCACAGGAAGTCCCCGTAGTACGAGGTCGTGTCGACGTTCCGCCAGTAGTCGGTGTTGCAGTACATGCCGACCCGGTTGTTCGGCAGCTTGCTCTTCACGTACTTCAGCCACGCGTCCTTGTACGCGGCCTGCGTGCCGCGGGACACACCGGCGTTGGCCGCGTCGTAGCCCTCCCAGTCGAGGACCACGAGGTCGCCCGGCTTCCAGCTGACCTGGCTGAGGAAGTAGTCGGCCTCGGCCTGCACCGAGTTGCCCATGTGCGGGTAGTGGTAAGCGCCCCACACCAGCCCTGCCGCCTTGGCGTGGTCGCGCTGCGCCACCCAGCGCGGGTTCACGTAGTTGAGCCCCTCGGTGACCTTGACGAAAGCGAAAGCGAGGCCCGACGTGTCCGGCGTCGATGGCTGGTACGACGACCAGTCCTGACCGTAGATGCCCATATCAGGAACCGTCCTTACCGAGCTCACTGGCCGGGACGAAGTGGGCTGGTGCCTCGATGCCGGCCCGGTGGAATCGCACTGCTTGCCACAGCGGCTCTGGGAGGACGTGAATGCCGTAGCGGGTCCGGTGGTGGTTTGTGCACAGCACTTCCAGGTTGCCAGGGCCTTCGATCCACTGCTGGAAGGCGTCGTCCGTCTGGAAATGCAGTCCCAGCGCGCGGGCTACCTTGGCGGGATCGGTGCTGTTGATCTCGCTGAACTCGACGTGTGAATGGTGCAGTTCCGGCTGGCCCCCGCAAAGTTCGTCGTCGATCACGCACTTCCACAGGCCCTGCTTCTTCAGCCGTGCCTTCGCTTGCTCGAACAGGTGGTAATGAGGGTCGTCTTCGCGAGGCGAATGCTCTTCGACGTGCTGCGATAGGTGCAGGGTCAGCATCTGGTCGTGTGCGGCGACCATCCGGTGCGGCTGGCTGGCCATTGGTGCCTCCGGGCATGGGAATGCCCCGGCCGGCGGCCCGGGGCGACATGGGGTGCGCGGCTGTGCTCCCACAGCCAGAAGCAGGCGCTGTCAGGTGAACGACGGCGGGTTCGCCGTCAGGTTGGTGGTGTACACGGTGAACACCTTGTCCTGCTTGGTCACCGTCATGGGGTTCGTGACGCCAGTCGGCCACGGTTGCGCGTTGAAAGCCTTCGCGATCCCCAGGGCGATCGTGTCGGTGACTCCGGCGAGTGAGGTGAGGATGAATCCGCCGTCGCTCTCGCCTTGCGGGCCGTTGACGGAAAAGTTGAATTGGTACTCGGTGACGGTATTGAGGCTGGACATGGGCTCTCCGGTTTGGGTTAGCGGCTGATCCAGATGACGCGCATGCTGGGGCTGAACGCTCCGCCTGTACTGGTGGAAAGGGACGTGCCGCTGGCCTGTGCGACCATGACCTCGACGTAGTCCGTCGTGCCGTTCATGGTGACCAGTGCCTGCGCCTGGTGTGCGCAAATCACCGGGTTCATGGGGTCGAACGACGCGGCGGAGCCGGTCACCCCGGCGCCGTTGAGGGCAATCTGAATACGACGGTCACCGGTGGTATTGCTGACCCAGGCCACGGCGCCGATGACGAGGTATGTGCCGGGCACGGTTGCCGTATACCGGGACGGGTTGGTGACGTTGGAGTGGCCGCCGTCGCTGTCGAGGACCGTCGTGTCGAAAATGAGCGCCGTCATAGCGTTCGAGCCGGGCATGGACTGCACTGCCGTCGCGTAAACGCTGCACACGGGCGGGCCGGTCAGGTAGTCGGTGGTGCCCTTCACCTGGGCGTTCCACAGGGCTCCGGTAATGAATTGGCCGGGGCTGACGGTTGCCGAGGTTGGGATGGTACGTGCCACGGCTGCTCACCTCCTCAGTACGCGAATGCGCAGCTGTCGAATCGGGTGACCGCGTCCCATGTGGTCGGGTCGGTAATCCCGGCTGGCAGTGGTTCGTTGATGAGGTCGCCCGCGGTGTGAGCTTTGGTGGTTACCGCAGTGAGGGTGATCGTGGCGCTGGTCCAGCCCGGGGAAGTCGCCCCGACGGAGGCGACCGTCACCGTTTCCTGGTTGGCGGTGTTCTGGCCGAGGACGAGCTGCTGGCCAGCAGCGAGTTGCGTGGCGAGCGGGTTGGTGGTGTCCGCCGACGCGTTGACGGTGATCGCCGTGACGCCGGACGCGATCGTGGACGCGAGGGTGGTGTGCCATGCCGCGAATCCGGCGTAGGGCGTCAGGTCGACGGGGCTGCACTGCAGGGTCCACGTAGCGTCCCCATGGTCGTCCATCCCTACCTGGATCTGCTCAACGATGCAGTCGAGCTGGATCGCCGGAGCGGCGGGCGGACGGCGCATCACCCGCACCCGCATGCCGAGTTCCAGAGATAGACAGACGGGCCAGAGAGCAGGGTTCGCGCTGGGATGGAGTCTGATGGCGGAGACGCGCACTGCGGGATTCTTGTACCGACTCAGCAGGTAGCCGGCGGCATCCTGGCATTCGAGGGCGGACGACGAGTTGATGCTGCGGGACAGCGTCCTTGGGAAGTAGTTCGTGACCGACACAGCGTCCTGATCGTAGAAGAGCTGACCCGTGGATGCTTGAGTGACGGTGACCTGGTTGGACAGGTGCGTGGAGTCGTAGTCCAGCTGGCAGTCCTCGTAAGACCACTCCCCCAGGTCTGCCCGCTCCCCAAAGACGTAGGTCGGTGTCAGCGCGTTGTATCGGGCCGAGCGCGACCGGAACGTCACCGTTCCCGCACGGTCGATGAAGTGCTCGCCGTTCTCGGTGTCCACGACCGCTTGCAACGCGCTAAGAGCATCCTGCCCGCCGGTTGCCATCGGCCCCATGCTCGTAGTGAGCCCAGCCTGTAGCGAGTAGGTTCCGAGGTATCCGGCGTAGCGGAGGATTCGGTAGTAGCGGGCGTTGCTGGATTCGCCAGCGCAGGCTGATTTCCAGGCGTTGTACAGGCTGGCGCAGTCGGTCGCCGACAGCGCCGAAGGGAACTCGGCGAAGAACGACAAGTCGCCCTTATATTGGAAGGCCGACCCGTTGCCTGTCGTTGGATCGATCCAAGCGCCAATACTGTCCGCCACTAGCCCAGTTGGCTCGATGGCCGGATTAACGCTGGTGTAGGTCAGCGAGGCCCCATCGAGGCTCGTAATCAGTTGGGCGTTTGCGTGACTGTAACTGACGATGGCCAAGTGCCAGTTTGAATCAGCAACATTGGTACTGAACGGCTGGAAACTTGTACCGGTGGTCGGCCCTCCCATGTTGAAGGTAAATATACCCCCAGGGAGGACCATAAAGCGGATATTCGATCCGCCATTGGCGTTCTTGTCGAAACACGACCACATCGTCGCGGCACCGCCACTGCTGGGGTTTGGGCCGGTGTATCGAAACGCCAGCATTCGCGTCCAGTCGCCGCTTGGGTTCGCGGGTCCCTTGATTCCTGCATTGGTGAGAGCAATGAAGGTTGCCGGGTCCGTGAGGTTCGTTCCAGGGTCAGGATTAGAGACGGTGACAACCGTGCCGGTGCTTCCAGTGTAGGTACCGCTGGCGGCAGCGGCTGCGATCTGGTTGCCGGACGTTAGGGAGCCCGGACCCGCCTTGGCGACACCGATCGGTGCAGCCGGATAGTTGCCTGTAGCGTCTGCGAAAGATCCGCTGCCTTGCGGGTCGTCAAGCTTGTAGAGGAACCGCGGATTGCGGGAGTTGATCTCCTGGGTGAGGGGGTCGGCCAACTGCACCTGCGACAGGAGGGATATCGCGTCCACTGCGACCGGCTCGACACTGCCGTAGGTCCCGTTAAATGCCCAGCGGGATGGCCAGCGCTCCACGAACCCCGCGTACAGCGGGTACCAGACCCCGGGGGCCGTCCACGCAGTGGCGGCAGACCCCTTCTCCAACTGCCAACCGTCCGTCTGCATGCTGCAGGTGGAGGCTGCGGTGGCGGCGACGGACACGCCGACGTTCATGCCGGCCGCGGTCGAGGGGGCGGTAGCGGTGACGGTGAGCTGCGTCCACGCCGCGGTCGGCGAGCCGGTGAGGGTGACCGTAGTGCCGTAGGCGAAGGAGGTCGGGCTGCCGCCGGATGCCGAGTACCAGCCGATGTGCGGCTTTATCTGGAGCGTGGTCGCCGCCGTGATGTCCCGGACGCGGATCTGCATCGTGTACGTCTGGCCCGGCAGCACCCCGTACTGCGGCGTGTGGCAAATACGGGTCGGCGCCGTAGAGCCCGATGGCACCGCGAACTGCAGAACCCGGGCACCCTGCCAAGCTCCGCTGTCAGCGACGATCTGGCCGCCGCTGGAGTCGGTGAGGGAGAAGACGTCAGGGCCGAGGCCGGACTGGTCCAGCGTGCCGGTGTTGTAGCCGCCGAGGTCTCCCCCGGTCGCCTGCACCTGGGTCAGCAGATTCTGCGTGGGCGGCCACTGGGCGCGTTTGCGGTACGGCTGGTAGGCCATGATGTGCCCGTACCAAGGTCCGGCGGTGTTGAGCGGGTCGAGGGCGCCATCCGTGTTGGCGAGCGTCGCCTGATACTCGCCTGACCGAACCTGGTCCAGCTCGTACTGCCGGCCCCGTTGAATGCTGGTGCGGCCCCGGGTGCGAGGGGTGACCTCGACGTACCTGTCCAGAGGCGAGTCGCCACCGGCGCAGTTCCAGTACGGCCCCCAATCCTCAGCGATGACCGGCCAGTTCGGGTTGATCGCCACGGGGCCTCCTCACCTCTTGTACGGGGTGTAGCTGGTGGAGGAGCGCATGCCGAGGCGCAGCATCTGGGTTTGGACGACGTCCCGGAGGTCTCGCTCGCTGAGCACGCTGCCCTGGACGGTGATGTTGACGGTGACCGTCTGTCCGCCGGGCACTGCGCTGCCGCCGGCAACCAGTGCGCCGCCGGCTGTCGGTGAAACCAGGGCCGTCTTCGCGGTGCCGAGGGTGCGCTGAGCCAGCGCGTCGGCGGCGTCGGTCGCCACCTGAGCGTGCTGGGTGATGCCGACCGCGATGCCGTGTGGGATCCACTGGCCTATCTGGTCGGCGAATTCCCTTGAAGGACTGGAAATCCCGAGGAAGTTCTTCGCGGCGTTCAGGGCATTGCTGGCAAGGTTCTTGAGCGAGTTGTAGAGATACCCGGCAGCGTTCTCGACGCCGTTGATGATGCCGTTGACGATGTTCGAGCCGATGCTCATGAACCACGAGCCGACGCTCTTGACGGAGTTCCAGGCCGAGACGAGGCCGTTCCAGATCGAGCTGGCGATGTTGCCGATGAGGCTGGTCACCGAGTGCCACGCTGACCGGATCGGGTTGATGATGGACATCTGGATGCCGAGCCAGATGAGCGCCGCGGTGCGCTTGATGGACAGCCATTGGCTTTCCAGCCAGTCCATCACGAAGTTCCAGATGCTGACGAGGATGTTCCAAACCTGCTTGATCGGATTGATGATCCCGGTCTGAATGCCGAGCCAGATGAGCGCCGCCGCATCCTTGATGCCGTTCCAAACGGAGCCCAGAAAGGAAGTGATCGCGTTCCAGGCGGTCTTGGCGACGTTGACGATGGTGTTGTGGCAGTGGTTCCAGATGGAGATGACGATGGCGATCGGCGTCGCGAAGATCGCCAGCAGCAACGGCCACCATTTCCGGAAGAACGCGGTGATCCCGTTCCAGATGGTCGAGGTCACCGAGGCGATGCCGTTCCACACGGTCTTGATGATGTTCCACAGCCACTGCACCCCGGCCACCAGGCCGTTCCACGCCGCCTGCAGGGCGTGCCACACGGCGACCGCGGCGACCTTCACGCCCTCGAAGGCGGCCTGCACGATCGCGCGGAACCGCGCGGAGTGGTTGTAGGCGTAGATGAGCCCGGCAACCAGAGCCGCGATCGCGAGGACGATCAGCCCGATCGGGTTGGCGTCCATTGCGGCGTTCAGTAGCCACTGGGCAGCAGCCATGATCTTGGAAGCTGCGGCAGCCAATTTCTCTGACGTGGCGAAGGCCCGGATCGCTGTGCCCGCTGTTCGCAGCCCACTCCCGATCTCGCTGACGCCCTTGATCGCACCTGTCACGGCCCCGGTCGCGAACTTGATGACGGCCGCTGTCAGGACCCCGCCGATCACGGCGGCCAAGGCCAGGGTGACGCCTTGGTATCGGGTGAAGAAGCCGATCACAGCCGAGACGACCGGGATCAGTTTCGTGCCGATCGTGATGGCCGCGACCTGCACGCGCTCTTTGAGCTGGCTGATCTGGAAGTTGAATGTCTTCTGGGTCTCGGCCCAGCCGTGGATGTCCTTCCCGGCGTGCTGGCCTGCCGCCCCGACCGCGGCGACGTTGGTCCGGAAGGACGCCATGTTGTCCCCGCCGAGCATCAGCGCGGTGTTGAGGCCCGTCGCCCCACCCATCATCCGTTTCATGGCGTCGTTGAACGTCTGCGCGCTCGGTCCACCCGCCTTGAGCTGCGCATTGAAGCCCTTGGATCGGCTGGTCAGGGTCGCGAACTGCGTCAGGAGGTTCGCCTGGTCGACCGGCAGCGCCTTGATCTGCTTCTTCCAGTCGGCGACGGAGATGCCGCCCTGGGCATAGGACTGCGCCAGCTTCTGCAGGGACGCCGGCATCTTCGAGATCATGACGTTGGCGTCTTGCGCGGCCTGCTTCGACGTGTTGAACGCGTTGAGCAGGACCGTGCCGGCCGAGCCCATGTGCTGCAACACAGCCTGCTGCAGCATGTCGATCGTGCCGGTGAGTCCGCGCTGCCCCAGGTGCGTGGACACGTCGACGGAGGACAGGCCGAGGCGCTGCATCTCCTGCACGGCCACGTTGTTCGGGGCTTGGAGCGCCCGGATGGAGAAAGCGAGCTCCTGCGTGGCCTCGCGGGCGCTGGTGCCGTGGTTGGTCAGCGTCGCGATGGCGCCGCCGACCTGAGCGAAAGACAGGTGCGCGGATGAGGCGATCGGCAGCACGGTAGACAGTGAGCCCGCGAACTCACCGAAGGTCATCTTTCCGTGTCCGACGGCCGCCACCATCTGGTTGGTGATCTGCACGGCCGCCGAAGCCGGCAGGTGGTAACTGTTGAGCGCCGAGGTGACCGCGTTGGTGACCTCCGGCAGCGGGGCCTGCTCCGCGCGAGCGCCCTCGGCCGCGGCCTTCAGGACGGTGAGCCCCTCGGCGCCGTGGAATCCGGCACTTTCCACCATGTACATGCCGTCGGCCAGCGCCTTGGTACTGGTGCCGGTCTGGACGGCGATGTCGAGGATCCCCGCGGAGACCTTCTTCATGTTCGCCTGCGACTCGCCAGCCGTGGTGACGAGCTTCTGCATGCTGGCCTGGAAGTCGCCGGCCATCTTCACGCTGACGGTGGCGATACCGATGCCGGCGACCGTCGTCGCGGCACCTAGCCGCGTCATTGCCCCGCCGACGCCGCCCATCTTGGCGGTGAACGACTCCCCCTCGGCTGCGGCTGTGCGCATGCCAGCGGTGAAGGGCGCCGTCTCCGCCCTGAGCACTACGAAGAGGTCAGCGACGTCCGCCACGGGTCACCGCCCTTCCAGGGTTAAAGGTGCGGCCAGCCGGGGCGGAACACCGCCTGGTAGAGCTGCGGGGCCACCTGTCTCACCCCGAACTGGAACGCCGGCAGGAGGAAGGGGTAGGCGGCGCCGTTCCGGAGCATCCCCTTTTCCAGGTAGAGGCCGTACAGGTTGGCCGGAGTGCGTGCTCTGCCGTAGGGCGGGGTGTGGCCGGGAGCCGTGCCGACCTTGGATTCCCAGCCGCCGCCGGTGAACACCGCGGTGGTGTGAGTGAGGGATCGGCGGAGAGTCCCGGAGATGACAGCCGGCCCCGTACCGGGCCTGGCCGGAGTTCTTGTGCCGTAGGGGTGTGCCCCACTACTGGCGTTGATCTTCGCCTGCCGCTCGACCGCGTCAGCCAGACGGGACACCACCGTCCTCGTCTTCTGCTGTGCATCACGGTCGATCTCCGTGAAGAGGCGGGCGAACATGCCCGGCCTCAGTTCCGGCACCCGCATCACCCCATCCGCTGGGCGCGATTGGCCTCACGCTGGGCTCGGTCGTTCTGCTCCTGCTCCTGCTCAGCGATCAGCCCGAGGAAGTCGAGCACGTAGCGCCGCACGTAGGCGGGAGTTGCTTGCAGGTCGTCCCACGTCCAGCGCATCCGGTACATGAGAATGAAGTCGGCCCACTCGGCGGGCGGGTTCCCGCTCCCCCATGTGCCGTCGAGGATCGACTCGACCGGCAGCAGGACGTCCTCGTAGTACTCGCTGCCGGGGCCTAGGAAGGGTCCGCGACGCGGCCGATCTCCTCGCCAATCCGGTTGATGATCGCCATGGGCAGCCGAGCGACGTTCTCCGGGGTGATGTCGACCAGCCGGACCTGGTCGGCGCCTTCCAGGGCCTGGAGCTGCGCGTCGAGGTCGTCGGCGTCGAGATCAACGTGTACGGCGCCTGCGGTCGCGGTGGCGTCGTACACGTGCCATGCCGCGATGAGGTTCGCCATCACCTTGTACATGGCGACGTTGGCAGCCTGCGGATCGAGCGGCTGGCCATTGGCGTCGACCGGGACGTCCTCCGGCGTGAGCTCGGCCGGGGGCAACAGCCGGGGATTGCGCAACAGGACACTGACCTTGTCGCCGAGTTCGGGGAACTGGAGCAAGATGACGCGGTTGGTGTAGCCCGACACGGTGGATCTCCTTGCATTGAGGGCGTTGGAGGGTGTGGACCCCGGTCGTGCCGCACGCCCTCCAAGGCGGACACGACCGGGGAGTTTGTCAGTACGCGGCCGAAGTGAAGTTCTTCAGGACCGCGCTGACGGCGCCGCCGTCGGAGGTGTTGTAGATGCCGCTGATCGAGAAGTCGGCCTGTACGTAGGCCGATCCGAGGTCACGCTTGCCCTTGTAGTAGCCGCTCTTCGACATGGTCAGGGCGAGGGACTGGCCGCCGCGGGGCACCGGCTGCGCGAGAGTCGCGGTCGTGGCGCTTTGTGTGTAGTTCAGGTACAAGGCCATGTCCGTCTGGTTCTCAAAGATCGCCTTGTACGTGCCGTCCACTTCGATCGGACCGGCGAAAACCTCCCGAGGGGCTTGAGTGCCGTCCGACGACGCGATGGCTTCCGTCGCGCGCTTGACCGTCATGTCGTAGGTGAGCCCTCGGGTGGACGCACCACCGGCGTTGTTCATCGTCCAGGACCAGCCGAGCAGCGGGTCGTAGGTGCTGAAGGTCTCCGTCTGAGAGGTCTGCACGACACTGGGGAACGACATGTACTTGAGCGAGAGCGACACCGCGCCCTTCGGGTCGATCTTCATCTGAAGGTCCGAAAGACGGCAGTACGAGCACGACACCGTCTGCGTCGTGTCGTACAGAGTGAGGCTGTACGTCGGGAGCGCGGACGTGGACTGCTTGAACGTGTGCGTCGTCTGGCTGACGACGGTGACCGCGGAGTTGTGGGCCTGTGTTAGTCCGGTCGCCGGGGTCACGATCGGGATCGTGTACGGCCCGGAACCGGTCGGTGTTCCAGTCGTCGCGTACTCGACCTTCGTGCCGGTATCGATCGCGACCGTGGAGCCGACGGGGATCGTCGCCGCCGTCGAGATGGACGTGGCACCAATGACCGTGGATGAGGACAGGGTCGTGGACACGCCCGCCGTCACCGTGTCCGGGCCGATCACGCCACACAGGAAATGCCCCACCAGGTCCGGGTAGGCCATGACATCGAGCTGCCACTCGGCATGTACAACACCCTGGTACATGCCCTGCAGCACGGTGTCATTGCCCCGGACGGACTCGTCCTTGAGCTCGGTGAACATGTCCTCGTAGTCGCCCTTGGTGAAGGGCACACCGACCGTGGGCGCCAGCCAGGTGCCGGCAACGGCTTCCTTGGCCAGCCCCAAAGTAGCGAGCCGCGAAATCTGGGTCACTGCTTCGGCTCCTCACCGGTAGGCGCCTCAGTCGGCGCGGCCTTCTTGCTGCGGGTGGTCTTGGCGGGGGCGTCCGTCTTGGTGTCCGGAGGCTCGTCGGGGACAGGCTCGAATCCGGCGATGGGGCTGGGCCAGTCGACGACCCCGCCGGGCTGGACCGTCGCAGGTATGGCCGGTACGTCCACCGGCGCTTCGTGGGTGCTGCGTTGGCGCACAGGGACCTCCGGGCATACAGAAGGCCCCGCGATCGGCGGAGCCTGGAAGTGCGGTGGGTCAGCCGTTGATCTCGATGTCGTCGGCGAAGTACGTGACCTCGGCCCTGAACTCGGCCTCAGGGGGCACCGTGTGCTCAGGGTCGTCGAATCGGACTGTCACATAGGCCGGATCCTCAGCTACCGATCGGAAGCGGCCACCGTGGCTCTTGTCGCCTGCGAACCCGCCGATGCGCGTGAGGAGTTTGTCGACCGCGGCGTCGAACGCCCGCTGGTCGTCCTCCGCCCGCCCCTGCCCCGAGGTGAGCGGCCAAACCAGCTTGAGGAGGAACTCGTACTTCGGCATGCGGCGCACGTTGGCGAACCTCGTCTCGTGGATCTGCCTGCGCAGCACGATCACGTAGGTGTTGCGGCGCCCCGGGGTGCGCGGCTGGTACGCCTGGATACTGCCCCACGGACCGCCGGCGCCGGTCAGCAGCGCCGGAAGGCCATCACCGGCAGTCGTCAGCCAGGCGACCTCCCGGTCGACTGCATCAGCCGTCGTCACCGTCGCCTCCTCTTCGCGCCGGGGCTCCAACGCGCCCGCGGGTGGCGCATGCGGGAATGCCGGACCCTGCCGGTCCTCGGTCGGTGCCGCACGTAGTGCACAGTTCGCAGCCGGCGCTTATGGTGGCGCAGTCCGATGCGAGTGCCCGTGCGCCCACGAGCCCTGGCGCCATGCCGGGGATGCCGGAGCCGACCCTTGCCTGCCGCAATCCGGGCCATCGCTCACCGCCTCGTGTACGGGGCGAGCATCTCCAGCGCATCCGCCCGCAGCGCATCCGGATCGTGGCCGCTGCGCCCGTCCACCGGGTCCAGTTGCTTCACCGCCATGGACGCGGCCATGTACTGGCACGCCTGCACCAGATCCGCCGGCACCGTGGAGTAGCCGCCCGAGTACGTCACCTGGATCGTCGTCCCCGGCGGCACGAAAGTCCCCAGCTGGAACCTGACATGCCCAGTGTCGGTCTCGTACTGGACCGTGTTCACCGCGACCGCCTGCTGGCCGGAGTAGGACCGGTACAGGCTGATCGAGGCGATGCTCCCAGTCCACAGTTCTGGGTAGCGAGGCGGATGCTCCCGCACCCAGAAATGCCGGGTGAGCAGCGTCGAGCCGAGGGACTGAGCCCGGGAGAACCCCAGCTGGCTGGTGGGGTCGAGGGGCACGTAGGCGTCCATGGCGTCCTCGATGTCCATCGCGTCCGCGCGCTGCGTCTCCACGACAGCGATGAACGGGGCCAGCCGGCGGTCACATGCCGACTCGCACGCCCGCGTCGCCTGGAGCATCAGGTTCGTCGTCGCCTGCGTCGAAAACCCGGACACCAGGTTCGCGAACGGGCCCTCGGTGAAGCCGGCGACGCTGGCCAGAGGGCTCGGATTGTCGGTAGCCACTCCCGCTCCCCCCTTCCCTCACGAGCCGACGGGCGGTCAGCGGGCTACTCAGAAACCTCAGTCGAAGCCGGCTTCCGGGACGCGCGCTTCCTCGGCGCTGCCGTAGGGGCCTCCACCACTTCAGACGACGAATCTGCCGGAGCCCCAGCAGCAGGCTTGTCCTGGTTAGCGCCGCTGGATGCTGGCGGAGCGGCCTCCGAGAAACCAGCGTCGGGAATCGCAATGAGTTCGAGGCCGATCTCGTCGTCGACCTCCACCACATCCTGATCGCTCTTCCACTCCAGGCCGCCAGGTGCTCCACCCGGCAGGAGCTTCGTCTTACGAAGCCACATCTGACTTCCCTCCACTCTGTACGGACTTCAGCAGCTTCTTCTCCTGCTTCTTGAGCTGCTTGGGGTCCTGGATGGCCTCCCAGCGGCGGAAGAACTCCTCCTGGAAGGAAAGGTGCTTTGCGCACACCATGTAGCCCTTGACGATCGTCTCGGCCGGGACCTGATCGCCATGGAACAGATCCACAACGCACCAGGCGGGCGGGGGCGGCATATCCGCCATGAGCTGCCTCCAGGGTGGTGAGGGGCCCGTGCAGCGTGCGCGGGCCCTTCGGATCGTTCAGGCGCGGAGGGATTACAGGGTCGCCGAGAGCCGGGAGAGCCGGCCTACATAACGGCTGCCGCGGCAGGCAAGCGTCGTGTCACAGAGCACCGCGAATGGAAGGCTGTCCGGAGCCGTGACGGTGGGTGCGAGCGGCAGGATCTGCATGTCGCGGGTATAGGGCCGCACCATGAAGTTCTCGTCGCGCGGGATGAGGTACACGTCCTCCTGGGCGTTGGCTCCACCGCGCGGCAGCGCACCGGAGTTGGTGCCCTGGTATGCGGCCGGGCCAGTGTTGCCGGAGGAGTTGGTGAGGAGGTTCGCGCCGGTGTCGACGATCGAGGTGGTTGCGGCGCCGGTGGTGTCGAAGGCGTCCACGGTGCCGATCAGGGACTCGGTGCCGGTGGCCGTGCTGCGGTAGACCTTGTACAGGACGGGGGTGGCGCTGTCCGGCAGGTTGGTCGGCGTGCTGAAGCTCAACGTGACCGTCGAGGCCGAGCCGGTGGTGGTCTGAGAGACCTCGGTCGAAGCGGAGATCTCGCCGAACCGCGCGACTACGGCGGACACCCGGTAGTAGTAGGTGGCCGCGGCCAGCGATCCACCGGAGGTGGATGTCGCCGTGGTCACGGTGCCCATGGTGTTCGACCGGGGGCTGAGGAACGACGACTTGATGATCGGGATGTCGCGGTACGTCGGCACGTTGAGGCCGGCACCGATCTGGGTGGTGGGAGCGGCGAAACGCTGCTGTGCGACCAGGGACTGGCTGACCGCCGAGGCCATGCGCGGGCTCATTACGAACATCCAGTTGCTGCCGACCGGCATGGCGGCGTTGGTCTCGACGAGGTCGATGAGCTGGTCGAGGTAGTGCAGGCCGAACGTGTTGTTGATGTCCAGCGCGTTCACGTAGTTGTTGCTGCCGGTTCCGGCGGTCCAGTTGGACACGAGGTAGTCGAGGCCAGAGCAGATCGGGTACTGGCCGTTGGCAGTGGCGCCGTCGTGACCCCACACGAAGCTGTTCTCCAGGGTCCACAGCATGCTGGTGACAGTGCCATCGAGCTCCAGCTGACGGAGGTCACCGACCACGTCGCGGGTGACGGTCTGAGCGAACCCGGTGACGGAGCCGACGGCCTGGAACAACCTGATGTTGAACACAGCCTGCTCGTAGGTGCTGTTCCCGATCGGTCGGGCACCGCCGTCAACAACACCACCGGAGTCCGGGCGGGCGACGCGACGGTTGAAGAAGTACTGCGTCGAGTTCCACTGCCGGCTCGGGATCGCGGCGAGCAGTGGCGCATACCGCCGCTGGTACTCCAGCAGCAGCGGCGAAATCGCCTTCGGAATGAGCGGACTTACCGCGCCTGCGGTGGTGATGGCTTCTTCCAGCTCGCTGGCCATGGAAGCGCCTCCTCTTCATGCGAAAGCCCCACGCGGCCGGTGCCGTGCAGGGCTGGGGTGGTGGGTGGAGATGCGAAGGTCCCGATCTGCGGGCCTTCAGGAGGTGCTGCCTGCCTACTGGGCGGGCTGGGGTGTACGGCCGAACTCGCCTAGGAGCAGCTCGGCTCGGTTCCTGTAGAGGTCTTCGGGACTGGTCTCGTCCGGCCCCGACTGCTCGTTTTCGTGGACTCGGTAGCCCTTCCGGGGCGGGAGCCCGTTCTCGCGGAGGAGTTCCTCGCGGAGCTCGTCGCGGACCTTGGGCAGCAGTTCCTCGCGGAGGGACTCCTTGAGCTCGGCCATCTCGGCGCGCACGGTCTCCTGGAGCTTGGCGACCTTGGCCTTCTTGGACTCCTTCGCCTCCCTGCCGCGCTTGACGTCGGCGCTCTCAGTGGCTTCGCTCTCGCTCTTGCTGGCCTTGGGGGCGTTCTCGGCGAGGGCGACGGTGACCGGTGCGAGGCTCTCCTTGAGGGCGGCTCCGAAAAGGGCGCCGAGGGCGCTGATGTCCGCGTCGGTGAGGGACCGGGCGGGGGCCGCGGTCTGGTCGGTTTCGGTGGTGGGCTCGCCCATGGCGGCCTCCTCCTCTGTCGTGGTGGTGGCCGCGCCTCGGTCGGGCGGGGCGGTCTGGGTGAGGGCGTCGTCGACGTCCGCGGTAGCGGGCTTGAGTGCCTCGCTTGCTGCGGCCGGCGGCTCGGGGGCGCTCTCTCCGCCGTCGTCGCTATCGGTGTCGTCCACGTCGATGTCGGCGTCCATGTCCGGGTCCATCGCCTGGAGAGCATCGACGGCCGCGCACATGGCGGCCTGTGTGATGGCGCGGAGATCTGCGGGGTCGATGCCGCATGCCCGCATCGTCAGCGAAATGGGGCCGTTGAACGCGTCGATGCAGAAGCCGGCCTGCCCCTCGGGCCCGTCGGGGTAGTACTCGCGGACGTCGAGCAGGCGGGTGGTGTTCTCCTTCATGGAGCCGTCGGCCTTCCAGTTGTCGGGGATGAGGCTGGTGAGGCCGAGGGCCTGGGCCCGCTTGACGATGTGGCGCCTGATCGCGTCGTGATCTGCTCCGCCGCGGCCGACCGCGCGGATCGACTTCCGCAGATCCTTCTTGCTGGCGATCGGATAGGCGCCGTCATTCATGGCCTGGCCCTTGGCCGCCATCTGGCGCCGCTGCTTGCCGGAGTAGCCCGCTTCGTCCACTGGCGCCGCTTCCGTGATCGCTTCCACCGTTGCCTCCACCGATTCGCTGATCGGCGTGCGGCCGGCAGTCGACTCCGCTGCCGCGGGTGCGTCGGGGAGGTAGGACGCGGCAGCGACGTTCGCCCCGAGGACGCCGGGACTGGCGGTGAAGTCGAGCGCGTCGACCTCCAAGTCTTCAGCGGTGGTGACCGATTCGCCCTCGTGGGCAACGCGCTTCACTGGCCCCAGCCAATAGCCGTGGATGCTCACCGACTTCAGCGCCGGGTTCTTCCCGGTGATGAGGGCGGCAATGTCCCGGCCGGGCGCGGTGTCGTAGAGGTCCGCGGAGTAGGAGGCGGCCCCGTCTTCGCCGACCTTCACCTGAGTGAGCCGTCCGACGATCTTCCGGGAGTCGTCACCTGCGTTGTGGTGGGTGCGCATGACGATGGGCAAACCGTCGGGGTCGGAGATGCGTTCCTGCATCCGCTTCGCAGCCCGCGCGATCAACTCGGTTGAGTAGAACCTCTTGTTTCGGGAGACACCAGGGGTGAGCATCGTGCCCGAGATTGTGGCGATCCGCTTGTCCATCACCGCCCCCTTCCGCGTCGCACGGGCTGAGTGGTCGTGGGGCGTGGTCGGCGGGACATCTGTCCGCCGGCGACGACGCGGAGGATCGCGGCGCGTACCTCGGGCTCGTTGTCGATGGCGTCGATCAGGGTCTCGATCAGGGCGGCTTGCGCTTCGGCTTCTGCGACCTGGTCGCGGGTGACCGCGCGGCGGACGGCCCTTCGCTTGGGGATCTCGTACATCAGCCCATCCCTTCTCATCAGGAGTAGGCGACGGTGAGGGCCACGGAGGATGCGGCAGCTGATGCGACGATGCCATTCGCCGCAGGCATCTGGGTCTCATAGACGGTGCCGACTGCCGCACCGCCCGGAACAACGGCGAGGACGGTGCCCGATGCCGCGCTCGCGTTGTCGTAGAACGTCACTGCGCCGGTGCTGCCCGCTGCTGTCACCACGACTCGGCACAATCGCCCTGCGGCCCCTTTGACGACTACGGTTCCCGCCCCGGCCGCGATAGGCACGGTCGCGGAGCCGCCGATGCTGCTGCTGTTGTCGTCGACCAGCGTCATGACTGGGTTGTGTGCCATGGGGTCCTCCTCAGGCGGGGGCGAGGCAGCAGCGGCAGTTCGGATGCTGCGGCAGTGTCGGGGCGGCGAGGAGGCTGTACGGGCTGCCGGCTTCGGCGTCCGAGCAGCGTTCACACACCCTGCCGTCGCCCGCGGTCAGCCATAGAACGGACCTGGTGCCGGCGGCGAGGTAGGCGGCGAGCATGCCCGCGCCGTAGGCGGCGGATACCGCGGCGTCGGTGAGGAGTGCGAGGTCGAGGGCGGTCTCGATGGTGTCCTCGCCGTCATCTGCCGGGTCGTCGGTGCTGTCGGCGATGGCTCTGCCGGCTCGGTCAGCGGTGGCGGATAGTGCTGCGGTGAGGACAGCCGTAGCAGTGCCGTCCGCGGTGTCGTCGCTCATGTCGGGCGAGCCGATGACGTGGGGGCTGCTGGGTCCGGTGTCGTAGGGGGTGTCGTCGTCGGGGTCCTGGGTGACGAGGGCGCGTCCGGCGGCCCATCCGGCGCGGTGGGCTCGTTTCGCGGCGAGGGCGATGGCTGTGCGGGTGCGCTGCCAGGACCAGGCGCTGAGGATGCCGAGCACCGCAGCAGCTGCGGTCTGACGGCGGTGCCGCTGCGCCGGGTCGGCAGATTCGCCGAGGAGTTGCTGCCACGCGGCGACGGCCGGCGCGAGGTCAAGGCCGTGCGCGTCGCGTTTCCACGCGGCGAGCACGATGGCGTCGGCGGTGGCGTGCAGGGCTTGACGGTGTGCGTAGACCGGCCGCCAGACGCCTTTGAGGGACCGGAGTTGGATGGTGGCATCAGGCACGGCCACCTCCTTGCAGGCCACGACCTGGCGTCAGCCGATCTCCTTGGCGATCAGCGGGCCCACATCCTGTGCCCGCGTCGGATGTCCGCCACCCATGGTCGTCACCTCCCGGGATCAACCGGTGCGAGTAGCTCGTCGGGGGCGTCCAGGTCGTGCTCGGCCATGTAGAGGGCGACCTCGTCCATGCGGTCGAACGGGCCTACGCGCCGACCGCCGTTGTGGTCGTACCAGCGGACCTCGAACCCGCCGAGTTGGTCGGCGGTCAGCTCGTCGGTGTGCCCGCGGAGGGGTTCAGACTCCAGCGAGGGTCTCGTTGAGGATGCGCCGGTAGAGGTCATCCCACATCTCCTCCGGTGGCTCACCCTGCGCCGCGTCCTTCGACAAGCCAGGCCCGTCTTCCGGGTCGCTTGGTCCGTCGCCGGATGCGGGCGGGGCAAGGTCGTTCGGGTCCTGCGGTGCACTACCGGGCTGCTGGGCTGACGCCCCAAGGTTCTTGACGATGAAGCTCTTGGCGAGGTCTTCCATGTTGGCCCAATCGGCGATGAACGTGCGCTCCATGAAGATAGGGGTGTCGCCGCCTTCGACTGGGGGTTCGCCGATCTCGGCACGCCACCGGTTCAGTGAGTAGGCGCCCGCGCGGAGCCTCATCTCCCTAATCTCTTCGACCACCTTCGAATCGCGGTAGTCGATCTCCTGGAACTCCAGATGCCAGTCCGTGATCCCGAAGCCCTGCAACAGCAGGTGGAAGTTGAGCTTTTCCAGGATCAGGTTGGCAATGGGAATGATCGTGTTGACTCGGAACGTCTTGTCCTGAGCCTCGCCCGTTCCGCCGCCGAGGTTGCCGGTCTCGATGATGCCGAGCTTGGCCGGCGGGACGCCAAATGCCGCGATGATCTGGTCCCGCAACTGCCGGTCCGCGTCTAGATAGTCGGTGACCTTCCTCTGGTCCAGAACCTGCACCCCGCCCCCACCGGTCGTCAGCACGGGCTCCCCGACAGCCTTCGGACCGAGGTTGAACACCCGGTACTGCTCCCGCCAGCGTTGAACGTCGTTGTCCTGGAAGTGGGCGAGATCGACATGCAGCCGCGGCGGGTCACCACGCCTGAAGCACTCCTTGATCGTGGCCATCGTGAACAGCCACGCGGTGACCGGCAGCAAGCACTTCTGCGCCGGGCTGACCCCGTATAGGCCACCGCGGGGAGCGTCCAAAGAGATGTGGATAACCTGATCCGCATCGAACTGCGCGGTGCGGACACCGTCGACATCCTGGATGTAGCCGGACACCTCGCCGTGCTGGTCCGCGATCACGGTCATCGTGGTCGCGTCGAGCGTATACAGCGCTACGGGTTCGCCGAGCAGGTAGACGATCTCGATGTAGGCGTCACCGAACAACAGTAGGTCCGTGGCCACGCACCTGAGCAGCTGGACCATGTCCTCGCGCGGGTTGGTGAACCTCATCAGCCTCTGGAGCCGGGCTACCTCGGGAGTCACGAGCGCGGTACCGGTCCCGTCGTCATCGGCGACAGCTTGCAGGCCGCCAGCCGTGACGGTCCGCGCGATCAGGTCCACAGATGCCGAAACCCAGTTGCAGGACATGTACGCCTGGTGCAGCTGCGCGAGAACCTGCTGCCGCTCGCTGGTGGCAGAGGTCAACGACGACGTGTTCTGGATGTTGAGCGGCAGCCCGTACTCGAAGCCAGTACGACGTACCTGCGCCGGAGTCGGCGGCGCGATCGAAGTTCCAGCCGCCGCTTCTGCGGCAGGAGTTCGGCGGAAGGTCTCCCGGATCCAGCTCAGAGCGCCCATGGGCTACCTCCCTCAAGGATCGGGAACCCGCCGATGCTGGGCACGGCCGGCGCGGGCCGGCTGCTGGTGGCGTTCGGGTCAAGGGCCGGGGCGACCGGATCCGGGGCCGGGAAGTGGAAGCGAGCTTCACGACCGAGATTGATCACGGCGTAGCGGACCGCGTCCGCAAGGTGGTCCTCAGCGTTGGTGTCGATGTCCTCCGGGTTGCCCGTCGTCGCGTGCGGCAGGGCCGGAACGGTGCGGATGAAGTTCGCACAGCTGGTGAAGACGTGCAGCTTCGGGCACGTCTCCCATCCCAACTCCCGATGGTGCGGGCACGCGGGAGCCTCGGCGAGGTAGGAGTGCATGCGCTGCCAGCCCGCGATCCGGCTGCCGGGCCCCTTGCCGGCCTCGGTGAGCGGGCACCCGTTCTCGGCGTACACGTCAGCGATCGGTTTGGCATCACCGCGAGTTGCCCACATCGCGTCGTCGGCGTAGCGGACGGCGACCTGCTCGCGATCCTCCTCCGCAGCAAGTATTCGCCGAGCCTGCTCAGCCTCGCCGACCTGGGTGGCGTACAGCTCGCGGTACAGCCAGGCCCGGCCGTCTTCGTCAACGGCGATCCACACGACTGCCCAGGGCGCTGTGTAGCCCCAGTCGATGCCTGCGTACCGCCGCCATGCAGCGGGGAGCGCCATGGGGGCGACCGTGTGCCGTTCGTGGCGCCATTCCGCGAACGCCTGCCCCATGAAGCTGTCCCAGTCTCCTTCGAGGAAGGCCCGGCGGAGCTTCTCCGGGAGGGCCTTGAGGTCGTCGGCGTACTCCCGGTTCACGTGCGGGTTGTCGCTCAGCTTGCTGGGGATGAAGCGGACCGTTCTGCCGCGGTCGTCGACCGCCACGCGGGTGCCGTAGGCGGTGGCGTCCACGTACCGCGCTTTCACCGGTCCGTGTCCCGGACCGCCAGGGTTCGTTCCCGCCTTCACCCCGAGGACGGGCACGTCGCTACGTCCCGAGCGGAGCCTGGATTCCAGGAACGCGACGACGTCAGGAGGCGTGAGCGTCAACTCATCAAAGACCAGCATCTGGTACTGGCCGCCCTGCCTGCGGGACGCATCCTTGACGGACTCGGCGTAGCGGAACATGAGTAGGGAACCGTTGTTGAACTTCAACTCGTACTCGGTGCCGTTCCAGCTGGCCCCGAGTGCCCCCGCGTAGCCCACCTGCGCCAGTTCGGCGAGCAGCGACTCTTTGAGTTCTCCGTAGGTGCGGCGGAACGCGCCAACCCGGATGCCCGGGTAGCGGACGCAGGCGCGGATGGCCTCCATCGTGAGGGCCTTACTCTTACCGCCGCCCGCCGCTCCGCCGATCAAGACGGCGAATTCGTCGGCGTCGTGGAACTCCTGTTGCCGGGCCGTCGGTGTGTAGCCGAGCATGCCGAATACGTCTATGTGCCGGAGTCGTTCGGCTTCACGGCGCTGTGCCTCAGCTTGTAGTTCCCGGAGGCGGCGGAGCTTCTCCAGCTTCGCTGTCAACAGCGGCGATTGCGGCAGCGTTGAGTTCGGCTTCGAGGCGCTGGATTTGGGCGTCGAGGGCATCAACCGTCAGCACCTCCAGCTTGATAGCGCTGTCCAGCCCGAGGAGCTTGGCCCGCCGATCGAGGATCTTCAGCGCGGCTTCGATAACGCGAGGATCTCCGCTCATGGCCTTGTCCCAGATGGCCTGCTGGAGAGTATCGAGCCGGGCGAGTTCGAGCTCCCGCCATGCCTCGATGGCGAGGCCCTCCTCGACGACGTGCCGCTCAAGGGACCGTTTGACGTCCATGTGGGCGGCGCTGCGGGAGGCGTACCCGAGGGCGTCCGCGATCTGCGTGTACGTGGCGCCCTCGATCTTCATACGTATGGCCTTCGCTCGGCGCTCCGCCGTAGCGGCCTGCTGTGCCTTCGACGCGACCATCAGGCCCCCTCACTAGCTCCAGCCGGGCGGCAGCGGTGCTGGCTCGGGGTCGGGGGTGGGCTGTGGCGCGGGCTCTGGCGTGCAGTTGCAGCCGGGCAGCCGGGCCGGGTCGGGGGCGCTGCACGTCTTCTGGTGGACGAGGGCTGCAGCGTCCGCCGTGATGGCGTGCGTGGCGCAGCCGAAGACGGGGGTGACGCAGTCGGCGGGGGTGGGCAGTGGTCCGAAGTCGGCGACCGGCTGCTGCGGGTCGGCGAGGCGGAGGCGTTCGTCTCGCCGCTGCTGCTCCAGTGCCAGGTGGGCGGCGAATTCGGTGTCGGTCAGTCGCCGCTGCCACTGCACGGCGGCTCGGCCGCCGCAGGCGTTGCAGGTAGGCCCGGCCGGTTGGACGGTGTCCGGAGCAGCTTCCGGAGCCGGTGCTTCGGTCACGCGGTTCCTCCGGGCGCGGGCGGCTCCGGGGTGTGACCGAGGATCTTGGCGACCTCGGCGGCGACCGCGGTGGCGAGCTTGGTCTCGTCGGCCTTGAGCTGGTCTAGGAGGCTCTTGCCGTCCGTCTCGGCCGTGGTGAGCGCGTCGTGGACGGCGCTGCGGATCATCGGTGCGAGGTGCTGCTCGATGGCCGCGACCAGGCCCTCGACGTCCTTGTGGGTGGCGGAGGTGAAGCGGCCGAAGAATGTGTGTAGGCGGTCGACGAGAGCGTTCACGGTGTTTCTCCTTGACGGGTCCAGCTGGGGATGAAGTCGGCGGCCTGTCCGCGTGAGGGGCAGGCGGGTCCTTGGTGCCACCAGCGGCGTTCGCCGAGCCATGCGGGCTGGCCGCAGCGGGAGCATGTGCCGGGAATCGGCTCCCATTCGCGTGGCGGGGTGAACGGGGCGTCGACGTGATGCCACGCGCGGGCGGGGTCTGAGACGGTCATGGTCACCTTGCTGTGTATGGCCCGCTGCCCGGCCGCGGTCCCTCGGGCAGCGGGGGTTTCGGGGTCCGCCCGGTCGTGTCGAGTCGACCGGGCGGACCGGGGTGCCGAGCGCTGGGGGATAGCGCTTCAAGGCCCCGTGCCTGCCATGCGGCAGGCGTTGTTCCTCGCGGGCGGGAGCTGCCGCCACAAGGCTCGACCACCCGCGAGGAGTCAGGCGGCGCGGAGGCCGCGCTGGGGCGTGGCTCGATAGGAGCGGGCCCGCTCCTGCACTTCTGGGAGTGCGTACATGGTCTTGTATTCGTGGCCGTTGCCGGTGAGGCGGTGCTCGCCGGAGAAACGGCGGATCTTCCCGCGTGCCGCCCACTGGCGGATCACCTGCTGCGGGACTCCGGTTGCCGCGGTGGCCTCGTGAGCAAACACCAGGTCTGCCGGCAGGATCTCGGCGAGACGCACGGGCACCTCCAGTTCGAGCACGCAAAAAGCCCCCGACGAATCGGAGGCTTCAGGTTTTTCGGGCACACGAGTGCTTCGTTGGAGGCAGTGTGACATTCAACTACCGACTACGCAAGTGCCGTTCTAAGCAGCTATGTCGCGGCTGACGAGGGGCAGTTCAAGGACTTCGGACCGGGTGTACTGAGTACCGCAGGTGATGCACCGGGTGCCGGGCGTGGAGATGGTGATGCTCATGGTTCCGCCGCACGGGCATGCGACGGTGACGCGCCGCTCAGGTTTCTCGCCGGTTGTCTGTCGACGGCAGGCTCGGGTGAGTGCCGCGACTTCGGTGGTGAATTCGCCGAATGCCGGGTGCTCGGTGGCTGCCCATTCGAGGTTGTTCCGAAGGGCGCGCACGACCTGGTCAAGTTGCTGTTGCAGGCCACCTTTCCATCGGGGGTGCGTCCAGCCGAGTTGCTCGTGCCAGTCGACGAGCCACGTTTGCAGGACGGTGACGACTCCCCCGCGGGCGGACAGGCTGAGCGGTCCGAGGCGAAGCGGCAGCGGCGCGGTTCGGGTCCCGCCAGAAACACGGGAGCCTCCGCTGCCAGCCCCCGGCTTGAGGGCGAGCGCGAGTGATGCGTAGAGCCCTCGGGGGCCAGCGAGAGCTTCGAGCTGCTCGTCCGTCCGGCGCTGGCACATTCGGCAGGCTCGACGGCCGAGTTCGTTTTCCCACAGCGGCCTACCGCAGGCGCTGCACGCGGGCCACGTGTAGCTGTCGTTGGCGTCGTCGTTCATGGCGGGCTCCTCGCTGCGGTGCCAGGGCTATGAGGTGGGCTGTCGCCATTGTGCAGCGGGTGCCCGACAATCCCGGGGCCCCACCGCCGGGGTGAATCCGACGTGTTTCTCCGCCAACTGCGCTGTGGTGACGGCAGAATGCCGATATGTCGACGGTCTATACGGTGCTCGCCGACTCGGAATCCACGGCGGCAGCTGAGCTCCAGCGCCTGTGCCACGCGCTGGACCTGACGCCGCTCGGACGGCCCTCGATCGTTCTGGGGCGGGGGCGGTGGCTGGCCCGCGCGGCGGCACGCCCTGAAGTTCGGCGAGAGCGCCGGCCAGCCTGATCGCCTCTGGGGAATGCACGGTCGGAGCGAGCATGCACTCCGACGTCGATGCCGCTCACCCAGCGGCCCCTTGAGCTTCGATCACCCCGCCGATGACCAGCAAGGCGATGGGGAGACCTATCAGTCCGAAGGCAAAGGCCCAGCCCATCTTCGCAGTGGTCTTCTTGGCCACTTTCTTGCATAGGAGGATCGCGGGCGCAAGATAGAGGAACCCGGCGAAGACGGCGATGTACAGGAAGCCCATCTGGAGTCCTCCCTTGATGCCCGAAGAGGGGGGAGGGACCATCCAGTGCTGACCCCTCCCCTTCTCGCCTCATTAAAACACCGGGCGCCCATGCCGATTGCCGGCGCCGGCTACATGGACCCTCGGCAGCATCAGGATGTGGCCGTCATTCACGCCACCGCCGAGAGGCCGGATGGCGAGCTCCGGAGCGGTGTCGGATGCGGTCCAGGTCGGCGTCGAGGACGGCCAGGTCAGGGTGATCGCGTAGCTGCTGCTCGCGCGCCCACTCGTCGAGGTCGGCTTTGTGAGCGGCTTGCACGGCGGCGCCGGTGGTGTCGGTGAGGGTGGCGAGGTCGTCCAGGTCGATGGCGTTCAGGCCGTGGTAGCGGTTGGCAGGGGCGTAGCTTGCGGCGATGTCGGCCGAGCAATCGCTGCCAGCTGCGGTGAGACGCTCGTGGAGCCACCGTCGGAACGGGGTGTCCTGGTGTCGCCACGCGGGGTCGTAGTTGTCGTACTCGGGGTCGTCGAAGCCGGGTCCGATGGGCATGAGCGGTCCCTTTCCAGGGGCGCGGTGAGCTATGCGGGTGTTCGCTTGGTCGCGAAATTCCAGTCAGACGTGTGATCCGTCGGTGCGCATCACTCGCCCAGTTCCTCTAACGCCACTTCCAGGGCTGCCGCGCTGAGGCAGCGCGCTCTGCGGAGTCTGCGAGTTCGCGGGCGAGCGCACCCCAGTCGGCGGGCATTTTGCGGTGGTTGGCGGCTCGTCGCAGGACGGCGGCGAGCCGTCGGGCGTCGGCGTGCGGGACCTGGAACGGGTCACCGGAGCGGTAGCCGAAGACCGGCTCAATGGCGCGCCAGTCGGATGCCGACAGGACGTGGGCGAGGTGTTGGGCAAGGTTGTGGATCGTCGTGGCGGAGCGGGTGTTCTGGACGCCATGCGAGATGGTCCAGCCCATAGTGGGGCTCCCTTCGGTGTGGTGGTGGATTGACGGTGGGCCCGGCCTGTCGGCTCGGTCCGGGCCTCACCGGGAGGGGTGGTCAGACCATGAGGCGGTACTCGTCGACCATGTCTGTGACGTCGCGCAAGTGCTCGTCGGCCTGGTTGAAGAGGGCGATCTGGTCGGTGCCAGAGGCGTTGTGGGCGGCGTCGGAAAGGTAGATCGCCGCGGTGTCGAGCTCCTCGGCGCCGTTGATGCCCACGCTGTCCAGGCGGCTGCTTGCCGTGGAGAGCTGGTTGATGAAGTCCTGCAGCGTGGTGGCCGGGGCCTCTTCGGTGACGAAGGCGACGTCGTCGGCGTACAAGGAGAGGAAGGTCGCTGCCTGGGGCTTGCCGTGAAGGTCGGTGGTCATGGCGTGTGGTCCTTTCTGCTGGGGCGGGGTGGGTTAGTCGAGGTCGAGCCGGACGCCTTCGGGGATCTCGCCGTCGCGCAGGGCGGCAGCGATCTCGCGGTACTCGCGGGCGTTGCTGCGGGCGATGGCGGCGCAGCGGGCGGCGACGCCCTGGTTGTAGGTGTCGAGGTTCGGGTCCTTGGCGGCGCGGTCGCCGTCGCGGGCAGCCGCGGCGGCGCGCTTCGCTTCGGCTTCGAAGCCGGCGGCTTCCTTGTTGAGGCGGGCCTGGGAGTAGCGGGACATGAGGGAGTTCCCTTCAGCGGTTGGTGGCGTGGGCGAGTGCGGGCCAGAGCCAGTTGTCGCGGCCCCATTCGGGGTCGACGAGGGTGAGATGGGTGGCCTCGCGAAGCTCACGCTCTGCGGGCCGGCCGATGCCGCGCCACATGCTGGCGATCAGCCGGCGGTGCCCGGGTGACCAGCCGAAGTCGGTAGTGACTTCAGCGCCGGCTTCCGTGACGGGCATGCCGGGGTGGCTGCGCTGCCCCGGACGGTTAGCGATGACCGTGATGCCCGCACGCTCGGCGCCGGCGCGGATGCGGTTGAGGAGATGAGGGTCGGCGATCCACCCTTCGACCGCGGCGCGTTGCCGCCAGGTGCGGCCGTCGTAACCGCAGCCGGGCGGCAGTCCGGGCTGCGAGCCGGTGGTGACGTACCCGGCGCGGCATGCGGCGGCGAGGGTGGGGATGAGGTGTCGGGTTTCGTCGTCGGGTCGGGTGTCCATGTATCCGGGCCAGGTGGGAATTCGTCCCTCCAGCCACTCAGCCATGAGTCGGCCGAGGTCGGCGACAGTGCTGGCCTTCTTCCATGGGTTGTTCACGGCGGTTCCTTTCAGTGGTTGGGGAGTTGTCGGGCGAGGGCTTCGAGGTTGGCGGCCTGCTGTTCGCGGACGTCGATGAGGCGCTCGTATTCGCGCTGATCGTCTTTGCTGTGCGGGGTGATGCCGTACTGCTGGCGGAGATAGGCAATGTGCTGATTGCGGGCTCCGGGAGCCGACAGCTGGACGGTGTGGCCGAGCTCGTGGATGAGGGTGCGGTCGAGTTCGCGGAGGTCGCTGTTGTGGGAGGCGTTGATGGCGACCAGAGCGCCGCGGGCTGTGAGGGCTGTGGCAGCGAAGGCACGTCGGCCGTGCCAGCGGTCAATCACGCGGCCGACCGCTCGACGCCGCCATGAGGTGTTGCCCGCGAGGGCGAGGTCGGCGTCCTGAATGAGGCGGGTGACGCCGTTCCCGTCGGTCAGGACTATCTCCACCTGGGGTAGACGACCGCCGAGGTGGTGTGCGGCGAGGCGACCGGCCTGGTCGCCGATCTCGCGGATGCGGTCCTCGATGCGGCGGGCGTTCCGGCAGCGGCGGTCGATGGTGATGTTCACGGGTCCCCTTCGGGTTAGTGCCCTGCGGCGAGGGCTCGGTGGTGGGAGGCGGTGACGAGTTCGATGGCCTGCTCGGCGGTGCGGCAGACGCGCTGGTTCCAATCGCCCACGAGCGCGTTCCAGTTGCGCGCCCTGAGTTCGAGCAGGACGTAGCCGGCGGCCTGGTGGGCGGAGTCGACCGAGCCAATGCCAAGGCCGTCGACCGTGGTGCAGATCGCGCCGCAGATGCAGCGCCGACCGCGCCAGTCGCGGAGCTTGTGCGGCTTCTGCTGCCAGCCCCACCGCCGCAACACCTCGGCGGCGACGGCAAGTTGAGTGCTGGGCTTGTGGGACAGGTCGATGCGGGTGCGGTGCGCCCAGTCGGGCAGGGCGCGGGCAATGCGGCCGGGGAGGCGGACGTCGACCGCGGGCCGGGTTCCGTGATCCGGTAGGGAGCGGAGAGCCTCGTCGACGAGCTGCTGCGTGTTCTTGGCGACAAGGCCGCGGGAGTAGCCGGCGGCGATGCTGGCCCACGCTGCCCGCTCGGGCTCGGTCAAGGTCGGGGCGATGCGCGCGGCGGCCTGGTCGAGGTCGGCGGCGGTCAGAGTGGGCATGCTGATTCCTGTCTGCTGCTGATGGGTGGTGGACAGCGGGGCGGCTGTGCGCCTGGCAGTGGACGGCCGCCCCGCCACGGTCAGCGATCGGTGACGATCCAGCCCTGACCGAGCCGGTTGCGGATGATCCCGCCGGGGGTGTGTAGCTGGCCTGAGCCAGAGCCGAGGCCCAGGGCGTCAAGTTGGTTCAGGAGGTCGGCGGTCTGGAGGGCGAGCTTGCGGGCTTGGTCCTGGAGCTTGCGCAGCTCCTTTGGGGTGCCGGTGAACATGCTGTGATCTCCTCGGGTGTTGGGTGGGTGGGTTGAGGCGCCCCGGCTGAGCTACTCGCCATCGCCGTGGGGGTGGCGGCCATGGCGGAGGCCGGTGTTTTCCGAACAGGTCAGTAGGGGTTAGCCGGCGGCCAGGTGGCGCGCACGGGTTGGCGACGCTCGAACCGAGCAGATAGTGCTGCCCTAAGGGCTTCGAGCCGGTAGCCGTTGCTTCGCGTGCCATCGGCCGTCGTGACCTTCGTGAGCCGCACGGCTATGCCTTCTGCACGCAGGGCGGCAGCGAGGCGCTTCCCGACGCGCGATCGGTACTGCTCGTCGCCCTCTCCATCGGAGCGAGCGAACTCCGGGTCGACCGAGGCGAGGTAGGCGAACGCTTCGGCGTTGGTCACCGAGCTTCGCCCGGTTTCGGACGCCGCGTTGATCAGGTGCCCGATCACGTTCGACGCGTCGGCCGTCAGGGAGGTTTGGACGATTCGCAGACGGCTCTCTGCCGCTACGCGCTGGGGATGCGAAGGGCTGCCCATGAGCACGGCTGCCGTGGCGACGAGCGCTGCGGGGTTCTCGTCTCCGAAGTCGAACCACTCGCCGTGGATGCGGTACGGGGAGAAGTACTCATGCAGGGTCCTCTCTAGGGCCCGGCCGCCACGCGCCTTCCAGATCAGGTGTAGCGGGAGCGGGGAGCCGACCCGAAGCTCGTCAAGGCGCGCCTTGACGTTCGTAGCGACGCCGATCTTCACCGGCCTGGTCAGAGTCGACCCGACGAGGTAGACCCATCGGCTTTTCGTGTCGTCCACCGTGCGCTTCTCCTTGTGATCGTTTCGTGTCGCGTGGTCCGTCGCTGGGCGTCATCAGGGCCCCAGCAGGGTGGATATGACATGGTTTGACACGTCTTGCGGGGTGGAGAGGGGATCCGCGATGGCGGATGGCAGCCGGATGGGATCCACCCACCAGCCACCCCGAAAGACGGAGCAAACGGTGTGATATCCACCCCGCAAGACCGGGCAAAGCGGGCACCTATGCACCAAGCAGCAGGTCCAGCGCGTCCTTGATGTCGTCTCGCCGGTAGCCGCGCACCTGCCCCTCACGACCCGGCAACGTGATCTTCACGGTGCCTCCGGCGCCGGCCGCACGCAGGGCCTTGCCAAGGTCGTCTCCGGCGATAGCGCCGATGAGCTGCGCCATCTCTTCCAGCTGCGCCACATCCCGCCCGAGCTCATCCATCGCCACCAGAGCCTCACGGCAGCATGCGATCTGGTGCTTCTGCTCCGGCGTGTGGTTGAGGACCTGGCGGCCGGGCACACCGTCCCGCTTCGGCCCGCCGGCTGTCGACGACAGGCCGGTCGTATTGACTAGCTGCCTCTCGATCGCGTCATCCCACTGCCCGGCGAGACGGCCCGCCTGCTCGCGGATCTTCGCGGCCCGCTCCAGCAGCACGGTGATTTCACCCCGCTCGTCCTCGTCCAGGTCGAAGCTACGGGCCTTGTCGGTGACCCCGGCGAAGGGGTTCACCAGCCAGCCCAGACCGGGCCGCGGCGGATCGAACTTGGAAGCGTCACGGCCCGCACCAGATGAGCCCTTGCCGAGGATGGCGTTGGACTGATCCGCGTTGTCCACGCGCATCGCCCACTTGGTACCGCAGTTCATCGCGAGCGCCTGCGGGATCACATCGACCTCGGGGTACTGCGTGATGAGCACCAAGAGGATGCCCGCGCCAGCAGCAACGGCAGACAGCTCGATCAGAGCTTCCAGGATCTCGTCACGCAGCGGCTTACCCGGCCGCGTGTACGTGGCCAGCTCGTCGATGACCAGCAGCTCCAGCCCGCCAATGTGCTCGATGGCAGACTCCACAAGCTTGGACTTGCCGAGCCTGCCCAGCTCGGCCTCACGCCGGTCCTTGTCCGCCAACAGCCCCTTCAGCAGGGCGAGGAGCCGCTCAGGGCTGGGCTTGAAGTACGTGGAAGCGATCCCGGTCTTGGCGTAGGCGTCCCATTCGCCGTTGTTCTTTCCGGCCACGATCCGCAGGTTGATCCGGGGATCAAAGGCGGCGCCCACGACCAAGTTGGAAGCTCCGACGCCCTTGCCGGAGCGGGTCATGCCAGCGATGACAAACGAGCTGTTGTTGATGACCAGCCGGATCGTGATGCCGCGCTTGTTCCACGCGACGGGCACGCCGTTCTTCCAGGCGTCGATGGCGCCTCGCAGAACCAGCAGGGGGGACGGGCGCGGCGTCCCGAAGGGGTTGGCGTCGGTCATCCACAGGGAGACGCGGCGTTCGGTGCCGGCCTTGACCACGTCGATCATCGATGAGTCGCGACCGAGAGCTCCGGCGAGGGCTTCCAGTTGCTTCAGGAGCATGGCGACGGTGACGCGGGCGGGGAGGTCGAAGACGGCGGTGGTGTTGCCGTCTTCGCCGCGCTCGGGTGGCGCGAGGACAGTGATCTGCTCACGCCCCTTGACGATGCCGATCTCGCGCAGCGCCGTGTCCAGCTCCTCGATCGTGAGGGCCGGGGGCGGCGGAGCGTCGAAGGCCCGCTCGGCGGCGGCCGGGGCGGGGGCCGGAGCCACGTCGTCCTGAGGCCCGGCTTCGATCTCCCGCTCCTGCTGGTTCGGTTCCTCGATGTCGTCCGCCGGCTCGGGCCGGCCGTGGCAGGCGCCGAGGGCCATGGCGCCGAGCCCCATGAGGAGGTCGACCACGGGGCCGCCCGTGACAGCGCCTACGGTGGCGCCAGCTGTGATGGCAGCGGCCCAGCCACCGGTCTTAGCGACCATGATCCGCTTGTGGCGCCTGTACGCCTCCCGCCGTTCGGTGAGGAGGTCCCGCATCTCCGCCTCACGGTCCAGGTTGCGCTTGGCAGCGCGAAGCGCGAGACGCGCGCTCTCGATCATCTGCGGGTGGTCATCTCGCCGCGCCTCCAGCCACCGTCGGCCCAGTTCCCGGTACCCGCGCAACGACCAGCCGATGTACAGACGGTTATCGAGCACGTGACGCAGAGCCCTCTGCGAGTGGATCCACACCGGGCGCTTCTCACCCTGATGCTCGACGACCGCGCCCTCGACAGGGGTGTTCTTGACGAGGCTCAGGGTCGGCCGCACGAGTTCTTCAGTGTCCGCAGAGGGAGTGTGAATAGCCATCGAAACGCTCCTCAGATGGTCTTGTTAGATGACGCCGTGTCGGCTTGTTCGAGAGCCGCCTGCTTCTTCGCGGCATCGCAGTACGGTTGGGCGTCACCGGCCCGCCTGAGGGGCGGGGTGCCACCGTTGGAGCGCCGCCCATCGGGGGTCCCGGGAGCCCTCTTCGACCCGGGGCCCTTTTGGGATTCGACGTGCGAGAACTGGCCAAGAATCGGCACCTCGGACGCCATCTTCATCCGGGCCTGAGCCGCCCGGCTCTCAGCCTCCAGTTCGGGCCGGACACCGACGACCTTCGACCCCGTCACCCGGTACCAGGCGTCAGCCCAAATCTGCTCCGTCACCACGCTCGAACCGCGGGCAGAACGCAGAGCCTCAGCGACTTCCCACACGTCCGCGTGGTGCTCACGCCGATCCTTATCCTTACGAGCCTGCTCTCCCCTATCGCGCTCCTGCTGGGCGGCCTTCTGGGCAGCAGCCCGCTCTTCCGCCGTGGCCTTCTCCTCCTTAGCCTTCTGCCGTTCTTCGGCTGCACGCTTCTTCTCGCTTTCGGCCGCGCGCTTCTCCCGCCAAGACGGAATGCCGTCCGCCTTCTGGGCGACGCCGTGTTCGTAGGCCATGAGGACGATCGGACCGCCGAGGGAAGCGATGGCCCCGATGAGTCCGGCGTTGAACCCGATCGCGGGATCGGTCCAACCGCCGTACAGGTTGATGCCGGCAGCGATGATGGCGCCGAGCATGATGCCGACCCGGTACGGAGCGACGTCGCGACGGTGAGCAACCGCCCACGCGGCGCCGAACGCCAGCACCAGGGCGAGCCCCTCAAGCAGGGCAGGCGCGGCGATGAGGAACGGACGCTCGCGGTCCCAGAAGTGCATGAACTGCACGGGCGCGGCGATGATCAGGCCGACGGCGTAGATGCCGCGGGCACCCCACTTCCAGTACCGCTCGGAGCGCTCCTGCTCGGCCAGCTGCTGTGCCTCACGCTCGGCGTCTTCCTCCTGGGCCTTCTTCGCCTTTGCTTCCTCGGCGTTGGACTTCGCGGTGTCAGCGGCCTTCTTAGCAAGGTGCGCCTGGTGGTCGGCCCTCTCCTTTTCCAACCGCATCGCGGCGCGCTCGTTGGCGATGCGCAGCTTCTCGGCTTCCTCCGTCGCCGTGATCTTGTCGGCTTCGGCCTTGCCCTCGGCCTCGATACGGCGGGCTTCAGCCTCGGACTCGGCGCGGGTACGGATCGCTGCCGCCTCGGCCAGGGCGATCGGATCGAACTGCGTGTCGGTAGTGGCCTTGCCTTCGATGACGGTGGTCATCGGGCTTCTCCTTCCTTACTGGTGAGGGGGGCCGGTCAGGCGGCGGTTCGGTAGTCGGAGGTCGACGTGGTGGTGGGGGTCTTGGTGCGGTGATCCTCGACGGCGCCGTCTCCGGCGATGCCGGCCAGGACGAGGCCGGCGATGAGGATGCGTATGCCGACCGGGGCGGACAGGCCCATGAACCAGGCCAGCCCGGCGATCATCAGGGCGACCCGGGCTCGGGTCAGACCGATCAAAATGCCGAGACGCATGACGAGTCCTTCAAGGGAGAAGTGAGGGTCGGGTGGGGTGTGGGGTGGGGTGTGGGGTGGGGTGCTGCGTCGGATCTCCAGGGCCCGCGTGCGAGACGCGGACCGAGGGCTACCGGCGAGCGGGATAGCGGGGCTCACGGTCGAGCGGGGTTGGGCGGTCAGTTCCCGCAGCCGCCCTCAAAAACCTGCACACCGTGGGCGGTACGGCCTGTGCCCTTGCCCTCGATGCTGCGGCGCGCTTTGGCGCGTGCCGCCTCTCGCGTGGGGGCCTCGACCTCTCCCATCGCCGACCCGACGCGGCGCGTGCCGTGCTTCTCTTCGACGACGGTTGCATTCCAGGTCCAGCGCTTCGCCATAACGTTCAACCTCCTGTGTGAGTGCGGGGCCTGCCTGGCTCCCCTCACCGCCGGTACGAGACCGGCGGCGGGGGCTACCGACGCGCGGTCAGCGTCCGCGCTTTGTGCCGCCGAACATGCGGGGCACCTCGGCGGCCTTCTCGTTGGCGATTCGGTTGAGGCGCTGGTACTCGGGCGTCTCGTGGCGGATGCCGGCCCGACGCTCACGGTCGCTGTTCTCATTGAGCTTCCGATCGGCCTCGCGCATCTCGGCGATGGCCCGCTTCTCGACGTCGGTCTTCCGTCCGAACATGTTGATCTCCTCTGGGGTAGTGGTCAGTAGTCCCTGCACATCACGCGGGGTTCGCTTCCGGGTCGACGAAGAAGTCGGGCACGGCAGGCGCGCGATGACCTCGCCGGCAGGCATCGGTGTTGGCCTCGGTCACCAAGAGCAGACCGCGAGGCGCAAAGCCGCTCATAGCCACCCGCAGGAAGCAGTGACAGAACTGGCACAGCCACCGGTCCGTCCGCAGCTTCGAGAAGTACACAAGCTTTCCGAAACGGTCATAGGGAGCCAGCTGCCGGCCGCAGCACGTCGTGCTCTCCGGCCGGATCCCCGTACCAACGGTGACCGCGGCCATCAGCGGCGCGCCGGCTTCTTGTCGCGGGACTTGCGGACCTGGACGATGTCCGCGGGCGTCGCGTACAGCTGGTCGTCGTCCCGCTCACACATCGGACGGATGTGGGAGCCGGGCTTCTCGTCGTACACCGGACCGTAGTTGAGGCACAGCCCCTCGGCGGACATGGAACCGCTCATCGCCCCACCGGTGAACACCTGACGATGGTCGAAGACATAGCTCGTCCAGACCGGTTCGTCGCCCCACGGATTGGTGGAGGTCATGATGATGTAGTACGTCTTGCCTAGCTCTACCTCGCGGGCAAACTTCTTCGCACCGCGCTTGCTGCGTTCCCATTCGGTCATGACGGTCTCCTCAACTCGTTGATGCGGTAGGGGTGGTGGCGGGTTCGGCTGGCCGGCTCCCCTCACCGCCCGTGCGGGACGGGCGGATCGGGCAACTGGTCAGCGGCGGAGGCCGAAGCGGACGATGGCGAGTACGTCGTCGGTGCGGTCGGTCACGCGACCGGACTCCAGCTCGCGGGCGCGGGCCTCTTGGCGCGCCGCCTGCTCGTCACGGCCGACAGCCCGGTTCCGGGCAGCGTCGTTGCGCAGCTCCTCGGCGGCCTTCTTCAAACGCGACATACGGTCTCCTTCAGCGGTTGGTGGTGCGGGCGGCGTTGATCTGGGCGGGGCTGATGCCCGCTCGGACGGCGGTGCGGATCGCGAGGCCGGCAGCCTGGGCTGCGCCGGGCTTCGGGGCCTCACCCCGCTCGACCGGGCCGAGGTAGGCGTCGACCTTGCGGGCGGCTCGGACGGCGGCGGACATCAGGCGGCGGCCGGCTGACGGAAGCCGCGGATCTCGTCCATGAGCCGGGGCCCGTCGGGATCCGCCTGGTCCAGATCGAGCGCAGCGAGCTGGATGCCCAGCTGCCGGTCCAGGTCCCCCTTGGCGACGGCGTCGCGGTACTCGTTCAGGTAGGCGATGCGAGTGTTCTCGGGCATGACGGTGGTCCTCTCAGAAGAAGTGGGCGGTGGATGGGGCTTGGGGTCAGGCGGTAGCCGGGGCGGCGGTCTCGCCGCGAGAGACGCGGGCTGCGTCGAGGAACTTCTGCGCCTCGTCGACGTCCACGTCGAGCTGGTGGCGACCGAAGGCGAAGGCGACGACGTCCTGGGCAGTGACGTCAACGGCGGCAGGGTTGTAGCGCAGGGACTCCGGGCGGCGCCGGTCGGCCGCCTCGCGAAGCAGGTGGTGGGCGACGCGCATGATCTTCTGGTGGCGCTGGCGGGCCTTGTACTGGGACAACATCGGATCGCTCCTCTCAGTGGGCCCGGCCGCGTTCCCATCGACCGGGCCCGATGGCGGTGAGGTAGCGGGCAATGACGCCCTCGGGCCAAGTGGAGTTGCTGGTGCGGGCAGAAGAAGGCATGACGGCATGACCTTTCGGCGAAGGTGGTGCACGAATGGGATTGAGTGATGCGGGGAGGGACCGCGCCCGGGGACGTGCGGTCAACCCCGGGGCACGGGAACTAGGAACGGCCGGAACGGCGTTCGGCCTCAAGCTTCTTGCGTGCCGCCTCAGCTCGACGAGCGGCAGCCTCGGACCGACGGATCGACTCAATACGACGACGCGTCTCGTCGTCCGCGCTCACAACGAACCACCAGGAACACGCTGCTGAAGCGGCGGAATCTCACGCGGCGGCTCGGCCCGGTCATGCTGCGGCTCAGGCTCTGTCTCGGCGGCCACGGTCACCACAACCCGGTCGGACGCTTGGAGTCACACACCATGCAGAACTCGTCAGACCAGCCGTTGTACGTGTCGCACTCACGGCACCGCCACGTCGGCTGCTCCGTCGCAGCAGCAGCCTCCGCGAACTGCCGGCGAGCCCGAGAACGCAACGGCTCGACATAGTCGACCGACGCGCCACGATCCAGCAGAGACATCGTCGCGACCACACAACGGTCGGCTCGGGACTCATCGACCTCGGCGAGACGCGCAGTCGGATCCGTGATGCGGCGCAGAGCCTCCGCCACCGACGGATCGGAGTCACCCGGGAACGGGGCAGCAGCAGTCGACATCACGAACCGCCCTTCCCGACCCAACGACCATCCCGCATCACCACAGTGCCGTCAGCCAGAGCAATCGTCCGACCAAACCAGTCCGGCACAGACCCATCCAGCTCCCGCCGATCAAAATCAGCGACCCAATCACCATCGGGATCCCGCTTGACGGTCACCCGATACGCCGGCTCCAACGCCGCCTTGACCTCCCAGGCCCGCGCCTCCTCCTCGACCACGATCGACCCACAATCCGGGTTGAAGCCGATCAGAAACATGTCGCGGAGCTGAAAGCCGCGAACCTCCAGGACAGTGAGCACCGGCTCCGTCGAACCAGACGTCACCAGACCATTCGCGTGCGTCGTCGCCCACGGGCAGGACCACTTGCTCACGACCCCACCACCCCGTCGAAAGCGACACGGACAGCGAACACAAAGCCGGCCTGCTTGCAGCCAACCAGCGACATCACCAGACCCAGACCGAACGCATCACGACCCAGACCCCGCCACACCTCCGACGGAACGTGAATCGAGACCGACCCCGCCCCATCCGACACCGTCACCGTCAACGTGGACACACTCACGCCCACACCAGTGATCACACCCCGCAAGGCCACCAACGAACCCGGCCGAGCCGCACCCACCGACGAGACGAGGCCCTCACCCCCCGACGGGGCAGCAAACGAGGACGGAACCAGAGCGGTCATCGGGCCACCGCCTTCGAGGCCGTGTCGATCAGGTGCAGCAGGCCGGCCAGCTCCAGAACCCGCCGGGACTCAGCCATCGTGTCCTGCGCCAGAACCAGCGAATCGAACTGAGCGCCGGACATGCCCCGGGCATCCAGCCCGGACAGTTCCTCCACCCGCAGCGCGGCAGTCTCGAAACGGGCCACAGCACGCTGGACCTCCAGCGAGACACGGACGTGCGATCCGGCCTGGTGCGCGGCACGGTCCGCGGCCGACATGGCGGGGGCGGTAGCGGTGCTCACTGGGCACCCCCGGCGATGGTCGCGGCAAGGGCGAGGAGAGCATGCCCATGGGCGATGACCTGGTCGGCTGCGGCAGCCATCACCTCGGGGGTGATCTGCGCGAACTCGTCGTTCGCCGGGTTGTAGGCGAAGAAGGGGTTCTGCGTCTGCGGGTCGCCGGCGAACGGCCAGGACTCGATCCGGGCGGTGAGAACCTGCACGGTGTCGCCGCCGTAGACGGGCACCGACAGAGCGATCTCACTGCCGCGGTGCGCGACGTCCTCCAGGGACCGGTAGACCTCGGTATGAGGCTCGACGCACCACGCCGGGCAGTCGACGGTGACCTTCGCGTCGCGGACGAGGATGCGCACCGAGCGGGAAGCGCGTGGTGCGACGAGGGCGGTGCTCACGAGGCCACCTCCAGCAATTCGCTGGGGATGCCGCGCTTTGCGGCGTACTCAGCGAGGGCTGAACGGGGGACACGAAAGGTTCCGCGGCCCGAGCCAACGCGGTACGCGACAAGTTGGCCCTCGTGGATCGCGGCGTACACGGTCGAGATGTCGACACCAAGGGTGGAAGCGACTTCCTTGACCCGGTAAGGCTTCGAGGACGCCACCTGCGATGGCGCCTGCGCGGTAGGGTTGTCGTGCATCGAGAACTCCAATCTCAGGATGCGTGGCCCTGGCGGGCGCGGTGTTGCGAGCACCGCGACGACCCCGCTGGGGCCTTTTTGCGCACAGTGGCCTGTGCCCCGGTGTACGTCCTCGGGCACAGCTCTAGAATGACTTAAGACACCTGCCGAAGTCAAGGATCGTCCCAAGACGCCTTAAGACACCCAGAGGGCTAAATGACACAAAACCCACAAAACCTCCCACCGTATCGCAGGATCGCTGAGGCGTTGATCGAACGGATCAAGAGCGGTGAACTGCAGCCGGGCGACCCTCTGCCGTCTGTCCGAGACATCATCAAGAAGGAAGGGATCAGCTCAGCAACGGCTTCCCGCGTACCCCGCTTCCTCCGGGACGAAGGGTGGGCTATCGCAACCCCTGGCGTGGGAACCATCGTGGCCGCGCCCAAGAAGCTCACTACAGGCGCCGACCGGCTTACCCTCGTGCGCTCCGGTGGCACTGGCCTGACCGACGGAGAAGAGGTCCAGTTCCTGGACGCCGAGCGGCAGCCTGCCACCCAGGACGTCGCGGACGCGCTCAACCTGGAACTCGGTGCCGAAGTGGCGCGCCGTCGGCGTAAGTACCTAGACGACGAGGGTGTGGCGGTGGTCTCTGCCACTTGGATCTCGGGCGCCCTGGCGGATCGGGCGCCGGAGTTCCTCGCACCCGAGCCTTTGCCGAAGATGACCTTCGGCCTCATCGAGGAGAAGACCGGGCGCCGTGTGGCCCGACGCCGTGACACGGTCTCGATCAGCCCCGCTCCGGCCGACGTCGCTGAGCTGCTTGACGAAGAGTCGGGGGCGCCCCTGCTGACCGTGGTGAATCACTACTGGGACCAGAACGGCGAACCGACCGAGTACGCAGTCGACTATTACGGCGCTGGCCGCAAGACGTCCGCCGAGCACGACATGGGCTGAGGCGATGCATGCCCCGGAGCACTGGAGGGCGAGACGCGACACGCGAAAGCCCCGGCCCTGGACATCATCTCCAGGCCTGGGCTTTGTCGGTCTGCCTGCCGCGGGGCCAGACTTGGCGAGGCGCACGTAGCAGACGAGGAAGAACTCGCCGACGTCTCGTGGGTGACACTGACCGAGGCCCCCGAATCCGCGCCCTACGGCCTGTTCGAGCCCGTCCAGCAGTACCTCGACACCGAGTTGGCGCCGCGGTAGGGGCACCTGGCCTTCAGGCTGCCGAGGGGGTCAAATGACGCCGCGGCGACGAAGATCCTCCACCGCGAGACGCGCAAGCTCTTTGATCTGCGCGGAGGTCATGTCGTCCATTACGGCGATGGCTGCGTAGCTAACGGAGCGCTCGATCTCTTCCGCACTGACGGAGCCGCCCCCAGTGGCCGGGGTCGGCTTGCCGGTCAGGATCTCCATGGCGCGCCCGGTTGGCCATCCCAGCCCCTGCTCAACCTTGCTGAGCGATGACGGAATGCGCGATCGCTCCGTGCCCTGTTCGAGACTGTGAAGCGTCGACCGTGTCACGTCCGACCGCACGGCCAGGTCGTTCATGGTGAGCATCTGCTCGTGTCGCGCCTGCCGCAGCTCCGTCGCAAGCGCCTTCCAGTCGAGGTCCATGCCTTCATAATGCACCACCGTTTGACATGAGGTCCAGGAATCGGTTGCCCAATGTCCAACGAATGTCTAACGTGTGTGTATGGGAGTCGCGGGAATCCCCGCGATAAAGACCTGCGCCCGGGCGGCTACCCAGGCGCAGGCGGTGATCAGCTCCGAACCTTCCACAGAAACGGAGGGGACCGTGACCATGGTCCCACGCGACGGGGAATCCCCGTTCGACAGCATCAAGCGAACCACCCCCGAGGGCGAGCACTGGAGTGCACGCGACCTGCAACCCCTCATGGGATACGCCCGCTGGAACGAATTCCAGCGGGCTCTCGAACGAGCCGCGACAGCAGCCACCAACACGGGGCAGGACGCGGAGCAGCTTTTCAGGCGATCCCCTGACAACTCCACGGGCGGGCGCCCCCGCATGGACTACCACCTCAGTCGCTACGCGGCCTACCTGGTCGCGATGAACGGAGATCCGAACAAGCCCGAGGTCGCCGGAGCTCAGGCGTATTTCGTGATCAAGACCCGCGAGGCGGAGGTCCACCCCGTAGCGCCGCCAGCTCAGCATCGGGAGCTCACCGCCGCGGCCGGCCCGCTCCCCTACCGCGAGCAGGCGGAGATCCTTGCGATCCTCCGCCCAGTGCTTCCCGAGCCTTACGCCACGGCGACCGGCAAGGTGATTCTCGCCCGCGCGATGGGCGAACGGCCGGAGTTGGAGAGCGGGGAGACGCCGCTGTACGCATCGACGTTCCTCGCGGAGAAGGGTCACAAGCCAGCGACGGTGGCGAAGTTCCAGTCCGGGTTCGGGTCGCGTGTCTCGAACCGCTATCTGAAGGTGCACGGGCGGCGCCCGGAGAAGATCCCGGGGCCGGCGGGCTCACGGATCGACAAGGTTGTGGTCTACAGCGAGGAGGACCGGCCGCTGCTGGAGCAGGTGTACGCCGAGATCGCTGAGGCAGTCAACGAGTTCGAGGCGAAGGGGCAACTGACCCTGGGGGCCGCGGAAGCCGCCTGACCTGAACGGCCGGGCAGCGCGGGTTGCCCGGCCGTTCTCGATCCGTCTGAAAGCTAAGGAGCCGGCATGGTGATGAAGGTAGTGATCAAGGCGAGCGGCTGGAACTTCACGGCGGTCCCTCGGACGACTGCGATGGATGAGCGGCTCAGCTATGCCGCAAGGGGGCTGCTGTTGGGCATCTTGAGCCGGCCGGAAGGTTGGGAGGCGAACGCGGACGAGCTGTCGCGTGCTGCACGCGAGGCTCGCGGTGACACCCGAGGGGAGGGGCGGCGGGCTATGCGGGCTCTCTTCGCGGAGCTGGAAGAGGCTGGCTACATGCGACGCACCCGGAAGCGGCTATCTGGCGGCGTGTTCTTCACGCTGATCGAGGTGTGTGACCTCCCAAACGCATGGGATGAGTCCGCGCCGCAGGAGCCTCGCGCGCCGTTTCCGCTTCAACGGCAGGACTCTGTGGTCTATGTGATCGGCGAACGGCCGCAGGGCGTAGTGAAGATCGGCACGACATCGAGCCTGCGCTCACGGCTGGGGGACATTCAGACTTCGTCGCCGCATGACTTGCGCGTGCTGTGGTCTTTCGGTGGCGACTGGCGCCTGGAGTCCCACCTGCACAACCGGTTCGATAGTCGCAAGATTCGCGGCGAGTGGTTCGACTTCAGCGACGCCGATGCCGTCGTCGCGGTGAGTGAAGCCACCGACACGTACTACCTCGTCCCCCTCGGAACCTGCACGTCTTGGTCGTAGCGCTGCACAAGCCGCTTCCGGATTGGCTGGTGCGGTTCCCGCGATGACCGGGCGGCTTGGGGTCCCTCTTTCGAGTGTCGCCGGGTGGGGGTGGGGCGCGTTCGGGTGCTTCTGGCTGTGTCTTTGCGCCCTGTCGACGCTCTCGTCGTGGGGGCAGCGTGGCGGGTTGCTGCGGGGGCGGTCCCTGTGGCGGCCTGGAGGTCACGATGACGCTGAGGATGGCGCTCGCCTACGGCGACGAGGAGAACTCGCAGGGCGAGACGGGTGACGGCTCGGATGGGCAGGAGGGCAATCCGAGTCAGGGTTGTGGCGATAGCTGATCGTCAACTGGGTTCTGTAGCAAGGTGATCGACTAGGTGCAGTGGTCCCGCGCTGGGAGACTAGCGCGGGACCGTTCGGGTTCAGATCTATGAGGAGAGCCATGGCAAGCAGGACGATGTCGGGTACTGGTCGTGTGACGATCTTCCCTCTGGTCCATTTCTGGCCGGACGTGGTCGGGGCTGTCGCGTACACGACCACCGGGCGATTCGGCATTGATGCTGTGGTGGGGTACCTCGCGGTCCCGGAGGTACCGGACGTGCACCTTATGGATGTGGCGGCGCGTCACAGTCCGAATGCCACCGAATGGGTGCTGTGCACCGGCTGGAGTAGCCGCGTGGTCCTGAAGCCGACCTCAGTGGACCTCCGGGACGCGGAGTGGGAGTTGGAGGTCGACGGGAGTAGCCAGCCCGCCAAGATGATCTACGGCCACGAGGGGTTGTATGTTGGCCGGCTGACGCTCAAGGACCCCGAGAAGTCGGACAGTCCGGCGGCAGGGCAGGACTACACGCTGGCGCTGGCCCGACAGGTTCTGGGCAATCGCAGTGGTGCGCTGGTCGGCTCCTAGGGGCGGCGGTGTGTGGCTGCGCGCAGTGCCAGCCCCGCCCATTGGGCGGGGTTTTGCGCGCCGCCGTGTGCGCCGGTTTGGCTCCTGTGCGCCGCTGCCCGTTTGTGTTGGCGTGGTGACAGCCTGTTTTCCTCTGATTGAGGGGAATGGCATGGCGTTTGGTTGTCCGCGGTGTGGGGGTCGCGAGGTGTGGCATCGGCCGGAGTTTTGGCGGTCGTTGTCGCAGGACGCGGAGGCGAAGAGGACACATGCGCCGCCGCCGGAGTACGTGGTGCAGTGGCTACTGCCGGTGGTAGCGGCCGTGCTGGGCGTGGTGGCGCTGGTCTCGGGTGAGGTAGCCGCGGGGGTCGTGCTGCTGGCCGGCAGCATCGGTGTCGGCTACTGGTTGTCGCGGCGTGCGCGGGCTGCGGAGGACGAACGGGCCCGGTGGGAGCGGTCGTTGGTGTGCAGGGGGTGCACGGCGGTTTTCCCGCGGGAGGATGCGGTCGCGGCGTGAGAGCCGCGACGACGAGACGACGAAGGGCCCCTGCCCGGGTGGGCGGGGGCCCTTCTACAGGGGTTATCGCTCGGTGGGGTCGTCGGCGTGCTTGAGCCGCATGCGGGCCGCCACGAGGTCGGCTCTGGCGAGAGCGCCCCCGCTCCGCCGTCCGCGTCAGCGTCACCAGGCCCTCGGGCTCCGCTCGCAAGGGCATCGGCGGCCGGGGCTCTGATGGGAAGTCATGGAGCTGACTAGCCAAGTCGGAAGTTGCCAAGCAGGTCACGAACGGCGGTTTGATCGAACTCCGGGGAGCGGTCGACCGTCCGTCGTCACGGCCGTGCGTCGCACCTCTGCCGTGGTGCTACCGTTGAGTCGAGAAGAGGAAGGGATCGCGTCCGCGAGTGCGGACGGGTCCCTTTTTGTCTTCTTTGCACAACTTGCAGATGCGGAAAGGTCCGTGGCTGCTTCAGAAGGCTCGCCGCGTCCGAGCTGCGCCAACAGAAACCGGACGCGGCGAGCCACCGAGTCCCGAGAAAGGACCCATGCCAATGAGCATTGCCAACCAGTGTGACATGTTGAGCGCCGCTCTCCTCGGCGGTGGTGCATGATCACGGCCGCGGAGCACGTCGACCAGGTGGCACTCACGGCTGTCGTCGGGCTCTTTGCCCTCATAGGGCTCGTGGAGCTCTTCAACATCCTGCTGGAGAAGCTCGGGCGGACCGGAACCCTATGCCGGAAGGTTCGCGAGACCTGGACCGAACGCGGAAGGCCCACCCGCAATGCTGAGCTGGTCGTCGTCGATGCCGAACGGTCGAAGACGAGGAAGGCCCGGGTCAAGATGTAGCGCCAGAGGTCTTCCAGCGCTGGACTTCCAGGCCGCAACGAGCCATGAAGAGGGGCGGTGATCAGGTGGTTGCTGTACAGCAACGAAGTGCAGCAACCACCACGACGAGCGGCTTCAGCTGAGGTCGATGATGTCGACGACGGCGAGGGCCTTCTGACTGTAGCTGACGAAGATCATGGCGAGTGCGCCGTCGACTCGGATTTGCCGGTTCCATTCTTCGGCTTGGCCGCGGCGGGGTGCGGTGTGTCCGATGGGGTCGTGGCAGGCGGCGTCGAGGGCGGCGGTGAGGGCGTGGCTCGTGGCCGACGGGAGTTGGTCGTGGAGGGATTCGACGCCGGGGTCGTAGATGAGCCGGAACAACGCGCTGACCTCCTGCTCCTCTGTGGCGTTGACCTGCTGCGGCTTACCGATCAGGCGGAGAACGACCTCGGCGGCCTCGTGCCAGACCTGCGCCTTCTCCTCAAGGTCGCGGCGCATCTCTTCATCAGCCATCTCTGATAGTCGCCCTGCCTGCTCTTGAAGTGCGGTCACGGCCTCGGACAGAATCGCGTCCCGGCTGGTGGGTGTAGCCATGCTGCTGCTCCTTGTGGTGTGGGCCCGCCGCGGGTCACGGCGGGTCGGGGGGACTACTGCGGTTCGTTCGGGTACGGGTTGACTGCGAAGCGCTTCACGAAGTCCCGGTTGGCGTAGATCGACCGGTGGCCGCCGTGGATGCGCGATGCAGCCCACAGGAGTGCGGCAGCCATTCGGCGGCAGGGCGGTCACGCGTGTGCCTCAGCGACGGGCACTTCGGGCAGCATGCGCCCCTCATCGTCGACCAAGCACAGGCTGTGGAAGCCGAAGCCGCCCAGCCGGTACACGCCGTCCGGCCGCCCCTCGGCCAGGTCCGCGATGTCGTGGCCCATGCGTCGCATACGACGCACGAACTCGCACCGGTCCTCCGGCTGCGGGCAGTTGTCGGGGTGGGACCAGTCGAGGTCCCGGCCGTCGGGAATCGTGGTGATGGTCATGGTGTGGGCGGGGAGCAAAGCGATGTGCATGTAGTGCTCCTCAAGGTGGGTGGCCCGCCCCAGTCCGGGGCGGGCGTGGGGCGGGGGTCAGGCGGCGGCAGCGCCCGGAGCTGTCTGCGATTCGTGCAGGACGCAGCTCCCCCTGTTGCAGGGGCGGCCGATCTCGGACCAGTAGGCACGGTGCGTGGCGATGCCCGCTGCGAGCCAGTCGTCCCCGGCTGTGAACTCGGGTCGGTGCTCGGTCCAGGAGGCGAGCGCCTTGTCGAGGTGCTGCTGCTCGTAGAACGGTGACCAGCCGTGGTACTTGATGTTGACGATCCAGGAGCGGCGGACGTTGTCGTAGGCGCGGCGGGAGTAGTCGTAGCCCGAGGCCGGGTCGATGTCGTCCAGGTCGACGCCTTGGGCTGCGCCGATGGCTATGCGGGCGTCGGCCATGGATGTGAGCCGGTCAACCTCGCACGCCGGGTCGCTGCACGGCTGGCTGGCGTAGTGGCGGAGTACGGCTACGGGGTCGAAGCGGAACACGGTCGCCTCCTCAGGCGGCTTCGGCGTCGGCGGGGCCGTACAGGTCGTCTCGTGCACTCATGCGGCCACTCCTCGGGTGCGCGCCGTGAACGTGCCGCGGGCGGCGGCTTGGAGTGCGCCGGCGAGTGCGATGGCGGTGCCGTGCCGCAGGGTGACCTCGGCGGCGTCGAGGCCGGCGACCGCCTCCAGGTCGTCGCGGGCCGCATCGATCGCGGCGGGGTGCCAGCCGGTGTCGTCGTCCGGATCCGTCGTGCGCTGCACCACCGCGGCGAGCCGGTCCAGGGCATCAGTGACCGCGGTCGGGTCGTCGGCCCACGCGCGAGCCAACTGTTCGAGCGTCTCGGCACGTATCTGGTCGAAGCGGAGGATGACACCGGTGCCGAGGCCGTCCAGGCGAGCGGAGAGGTCGGCGGCGCTCACCAGGAGCCGCCGTCAGCCATGCCATCGAGCTTCTTCGCGATCTCCTGGGCGCTGTAGCCCTTCCGGCTCAATTCGCGGCCAATCGCGGCGGCCTCCCGCAGTACCTGACTGCGAACGTGATTCTCGATCGCCGGCCAGTAGTGGGCGAGGAGTTCGGCGACCTGGTTCTGCGAACGAGCCTCGGTGCGCGGCGCGGAGTAGACGAGCTTCGTGACCTCGGTCGGGACATCCATCGGATCCATGACGTACTCCTTCGGGTTGATGCGGGTGGGAAGAGTGGCCACCCCACGCAGGAGACTTGGGGCGGCCGTGGAGGCGACGCCCGTGGCGTCAGGCGGGTACGTAGTCATGGCGGTTGTCGTCCTCCGGGCACCGGCGGCAGAACCACGGCTCCCCGCGGTGCACATACCAGTCGCGGTGCACAGCGCCGGGGTGGCCACAAACGTCGCAGGGACGGACACAGGTATACGGGGTGCAGCCGTAGCGGACGTCGCTGCTCGTGCGGTCACCGCAGGTGCCGCAGAGGCCGGTCCGCTTCTCGACGTGATCGCGGTGGAGGATCCTCTGCGCCCGCTTGTACGCCCCGAACTGGCCGACAGTGCCGTCCTCCTGCTGGGCACGGCGCAAGAACTGGAGAGCCCCTCCGGGCTGACCTCGGTGGACTTGCCACTCTTCAGATGCTCGATGGCCGCGGCGATGATGCGCCGACGATCAGCCATAACCTCGGGGTCGAACACAGCAGACTCCTTCGGGGTAGAGCGGGCGGGCGGAGCGGGGAAGGCGGCCTAAGCCGCCTCCGTGAATTGAGCCTGGGTGAGGTGGCGGGTGGCCTTGTAGGAGGCGAGCCCGGCGTACAGAGCCGCCTCGGCAGGGGCGTAGACGTGAACGTGAATCCAGCGGCCAGTCGTGCGGTGCTGCGCCCACACCCGGACCGCGTCGGCGCCGCCGTGCATCCCGCGGTACGCCTTGGCGACGTGCCGGCCGAACCAGGACTTCTGCCCGTCGGGAAGGTCGCCTGCACCGAGACGGTCGAGCAGGTCCCCGGTGCGCACCAGCCGGCCCGCGGCTACCTGGGCGGCGACCTCGCCGGAGAGGGCCGTGTAGCGGAGGTGCCGGCCGGCGGCGAGAGCGGCGGCGATCGTGCGGCGGATGGCGGTGAGCGTGCGGCGCATTGGGTCCCCCTCGGACGATGCGGAAGATCTGTGGGCGGGCCTAGCCCCTCAGGGCCAGGCGGGGCGATCAGCGCTCGAAGCGGCGGGTACAGGCGCACTCAGCGCCGCTGGCGCGCTGCGGAGAGCGCGCTCGCCAGTCGGCGTGGCGGAGGGTTCCGCTGGTGCCGTCGTCACAGGAAACCTTGACCGTCTTGCCGGTGACGCGGACGACGGTTCCAGTACGTCGGTACGTGCCGCGCCCGCCGTAACCGTTGTCGTTGGTCAGGAAGCGCAGACGGTCACCTTCCACGACAGCGCTGAAGTCGACAGGCTCGAAGGCGTCTGCGGTGGCGTTCATTTCCGTCTCCCCTGCGGTTGTTCGCTTGGCGATGACTCCACCTCTTGCCCCGAGGTGTAGCTACACCGTACTCTTGGGTGTAGCTACACCGCAAGTCTCAATCCGAAGAATCTGTAGCTACACCCGACAGGGATTCGTAGCTACACCAGAGAGGAGCTCACGTTGCAGCCTGTAGCTACGCCTGGATACGGTCCGGGCATGCCGAACGCACCGAAGACACCCACCCGCCCCGTCCGCGTCGACCTGGACGAATGGGCAGAGTTCGGCAAAGCCGCCGCCGCCATGGGAACCGACCGCAGTGCAGCTATCCGCGCCTTCATGGCCTGGTACATCCACAAGCCCGGCGCCAAGCAAGTGAAGCGACCCGACCGGGACGCTTGGAAGGCCGAGTCCTCCGAGGCGCAAGGCAACGCCGAGTGAAGCGCGAAGGACGAACCGCTCTGTACCGCGTCTTCGACGCCGCGGGGAAGCTGCTCTACATCGGCATCAGCCAGAACCCCGACGTTCGCTTCGGCCAGCACTCCCAGACGAAACCATGGTGGCCCGAGGTCGCGGAGCGCCGAGTGGAGTGGCACGACACTCGCGCCGAGGCGGCCAAGACCGAGAAGGAGGCCATCAGGGCAGAACAGCCGTACTGGAACCTCCACCACATCGTCCGCCCCCTGGGCGACAGCGAGTCGGAGAAGCTCTGCGGCGAGTACAGGGAAGCGCTGGAAGAGGTTCGTTTCCTGCGCCCGATCGTCACGGAACTCGCGGTCGCCGAACTCCGCAAGGGCGCGACCGCAGCCCAGCTCTCCGCGGCTACCGGCATGACCCCCGAGGTCTTCCGCCGGCTCGCCCGCGAGCACGACATCCCGGTCGCGGAGAAGTACCAAAGCCGCGCCGACCTCTTCCGCGCCCGCACCGCAGCCGACAAGCAGACCGACGACGCCTGACCTGCCTCGCCCGAGCCGCACGCCTTCCGGTGTGCGGCTTTCGTCTGTCGTCAGCGCGTTGCCCGTCAGCACGACCGGCACCCGCTCGCGGTCGTCTCCGGATGCCGGACTTCGAGCCGCACCGGTGCGACGAGCGGCCCGAGGGCGGTGTACGCGAACCAGGCGGCGAGGAGTCGGTCGGCGTAGTCGGCAGCGATGCCGTGTGGTGAGCACCAGGTGCGCATGTCGGCGGCGAGCGCCCGGACGCGGTCGATGGCCGCCCGCTGCTGGATGACGGTTTCGCGTAGGGCGAGGATCTGCTCAAGCTGCCGGCGGATGGTGGCGTCGGGTGTGGTGGGGTCGCGGGGTGCTACGCGCCCGTCTGCGGCCCTCTCGGGCGCTTCGGCATCCAGGGCGTCGTTCTCGCCTCGCGCGGCGCCCTGCGGGCCGCTGGCGGCGTTCTCGGGGGTTTCCCGGTCGTGGTGCTCGGTTTCGCTCGCCGGTTCTTGTCGGTGGGTCACTTCGAGGTCTCCTACGGGTCTGTGTGGCCGCATGGCGGCCTTTGGCGGTCGATGTGGGGCCTGGGAGCCCCGCGGCGCTCTGCGGGGCTCAGGCGGGCGCTCAACGCCTCGCGGGGTGAATCTCGTCGGGATCGATGAGCCCGCGGGCGATGGCGAGGGCCACGGCGTGAGTGCGGGACGTGGCACCGAGAGCGGAAGCGGCGTACCGGATACGGAGGTTGATGGCGTCCCGGCCGCATCCGAGGCGGCCGGCGATCTGGCTGGACGTCAGGCCGTTCGCCGCGTACACCAGCGCCTCAAGCTGCGGGCCGGTCAGGGTGACCCGCGGCGCCGCCGAGGCGGTCACAGCAGGTCTCCTTCGCGGGGCTGGCGGACGGGTGTGCCGGCGGGGATCGGGAGCGGCGCCCACAGACGGGTCACCACCAGCTCGTCGACCGTCCCGGCAAGTCCGACTCGGGTGCGCCACACGCCGTGGACGTGAAGGCGCTGCCCGGGGCGAAGCACCGCGGCATAGGCCGCCGCGTCGCCGGTACCGGGGCTGCGGAGCACGACCCGGTGGTAGTCCCGGCCGTCGAGGCGAGCATTCCGCCAGCGGGGAATGCTGAGGGTGAACCTGAGTTCCAGCTCCCCGTCGACGGCCCGCACCAGGTCCGGGCCTCCGTCGCGGGCGGATACCTCGCCGACGAGTTGGAGCGGGCGGTGATCGATGGCCATCAGGCAGCCTCCTCGGGCGGGTTGGGGTTCCAGGTGTCGGGTCCGGGCACGGTGACGGTTCGGCGGTCGAGTCGGCGGGGTGCCGGCCACTCGCTGCACGGCACCTCGGGTGGCGGGTCGTCGAACGCGAGCTGGCCTGAGGCGGCGGGCACGGCGGGCGGCAGGTCCAAGCGCGGTGCCAGCACGGCGGGTTGCATCCGGCGGCGACACACCGGCCCGAGACCATCCGCGGCCGGGCGCGTCAGACGACGCCGGCAGGCGCGACAGCGGGCGGTCATCGCCGACCGTCCGTCCAGCAGCCGGGGCAAATGTCGCGGCCGTCGCGAGTCCGGTGCCAGCCTCCGCTCCGAAGGCGTTCGCGGGCAGCCGTCGCGGACTTCGGCTCACCCGGACCGCTGTCTTCGGTCCAGCAGCGTTCGCCGAAGTCGTCGACAGTGTCGCAGACGATGGACACGTAGTGGCTCATGCCGTGCTCCGCTCATCGCTCGTGATCGGCACCGCGATCACCGTGGGGTCGTCGGCGGTGACGGTCACCGGCCGACGGTGGACCGTGACCACGAACCCGGCCGGCCTGTCGCACGCTGCGGCCACCGCGGCGTAGGCGGCCCGGGACATACGCCGGATCGAACCGGTGTACCGCTGCCAGCAAGCGCTGCACGGCACGTGACCGGTCACCACCCCGTCGCCGGCCAGAGCGCGGCGGCCCGTCGACGGGTCAGCGGCCTGGGCGACCCACACCGGGGTCCCGATGGGCAGGATCTGGATCACGCGGCGCTCCTTCGGTTGCGGCGCTGGGCGCGGCGGGCGTGGAGTTCGGAGTAGGCGGTGAGGTCGCGGACCGTGGCCCACGTGTGGCGGCAGCGGGGGCACTGGTAGCCGTCGACGGTTCGGCCGCCGCGGCGGCGGGATTCGGCGGGGGCTATGTCGCGGGTCAGGCAAGCCGGGCAGGTGTCCTTCATGACGCCAGCGCCCCTTCGCCTTCGGGCAGCAAGCAGATCAAGTGGCTGATCGCGGCATGCCACGCTTCCTCTGTGCGCAGCTGGGGCTGATCGGTGCCAGGCCGCTTCCAACCGACGAGCAGGTTGACGGCGGGCCGCAGAGTGAAGGACCAGTAGGCAGAGAAGGACCATTCCGGGTCCCGCAGTGCCTTGGTGGCCTCGGCTCGGGCTTGTGCCTCAAGGTCCCGCAGCCGCGGTTCGGCGAGGACGAGTTCGTTCCAGGTGATCACGCTGAGCTCCTTGTCAGACGGCGCGGCCGAGGGACCGCAGGCGGGCGTAGTGGCCTTGGAAGACCAGGGGGACGATGCGGCCGGAGGCGCCGTTGCGGTTCTTCGCGACGATGAGGTCGATCTCACCGGCGCGTTCGCTGGTGTCGGATCCGTCCTCGGCCAGCGGTCGGTGCATGAGCACGATCACGTTCGAGTCCTGCTCGATCGCCGACGAGTCCTTGAAGTCCGACACCTGCGGCTGGCGGCCGACCGCGTTGCGATTGAACTGGGCAAGGGCGACTACGGGGATCTCGAACTCCATCGCCAGCAGCTTCAAGTTGCGGGATAGCTCGGCGACTTCCACAGCTCGGGACTTCTCGCCGCTGCCCTTGCTGCTCTCGGGGGTGAGGAGCTGGAGGTAATCGGCGACGACCATGGCGGGTGGTGTGCCGCGGGAGGTCATCCATCGCATGCGGGCCCGGATTTTGCTGACGGTGAGGCTGGGCGAGTCGTCGAGGATGAAGTTCTGGGCGTTCTGTAGCCGCTCCGAAGCCTTCGCGATCTTTGCCCAGTCGGAGTCCTCAAGCTTCCGGCGAATGAGCCGGTCCAAGTTCACGGACGCTTCGGCTGCGGTGAGGCGCGCCATGAGTTCCGAGCCGCCCATCTCCATGGAGGCGACGAGCACGGGCCGGGCTCGGGTCATGGCGACGTGCGCGGCGAGGTTCATGCCGAGCAGCGATTTACCTCCGCCCGTGGCGGCGCCGACTGTCACTAGCTGGCCGGGCTTCAACTCGACGATTTCGTTGAGGTCTTGCCAGGGCGTGTCCAGTGCCCGGGGATCCTTGCCGGCCTCCAGCTCGTCGAGGAAGCCGGCCCACCGGTCGCTGACGCTGAGCTTGACCTCGATTGCGGAGATGCCAGTGGCGGCGCCTTGCAGCTCTGCCATGGCGTCATCGACGATTTCGGTCGCCTCGCCCTGGGAGGCGTAGGCGCGGGAAGCGGCCCTGCTGGACGCTTCGATGACGCGCCGGAGTTGCGCCTTCTCGTAGACGATGTGGGCGTAGTAGTCGGCGTTGCCGGTGGACGGCACTGTCTGTACGAGCGTGTGAAGGTAGGTGGCGCCGCCGATTTTTTCGATGAGTCCAGCGCTGTGAAGCTCGGCGGCAATGGTGATGGGGTCGATCTTCGGGTCGCGGCTGCGGCCGTAGACGTCGCAGATGACCGTGAAGATCATCTCGTGGGCGGGACGGTAGAAGTCATCCGGCTTGACGATGGGCATCACCTGGTCGATGACGCTCCTGGGGCTGAGCAACATCGCCCCGAGAACAGCCTGCTCAGCTTCCAGGTGCTGAGGCGGGGTGCGCTCCAGGTCTTCGAACTCGTCGGTCATGCGGCTCGGTTCTCCTTACGGGATGGGTGGCATACAGGGCACGGCGTGAGAGAGCGGATCCCGTTGGCGTGCTCGACGTCGCGGGTGCGGGTGACTTCGTCGCAGTCGGGGTCGCCGCAGTACGGGGGAAGTTCGTTCGACGAGCCGTCGCGGGCCTTGCGGGGCGACGGGGCCGGGATCTCGCACCAGATTTGAATCAGCAAGCTGGCGAACTTGATCGGGTCTTTCGGGTTCCAGCGGCGTCGGGCCTGCTCTGCAAGGAACGGCACCCCACGGGTGTTGATCAGTTCCTGGACCGCGCCCCACTGCATCGTGCTGAGTCGCCAGCTGAGGTGGATGTTGCTGTCGCTGAGAGCGTCGACCAGAGGCTGCGCCCACTCGGGGATGGAGATCCCGGCCAGCTGCCCGCTGCCCTTAGCAGCAGTTCTGAAAGAACTGCTGGGGATGGGATGGGAGGGGACGGCCGTAGCACCCTGGAGGGTGTCACGCCGTGACACATGCCCCTGGCCTGCGGTTCCTTCCTCAAAGTGAGGTTCATTTTGGACGCAAAATGACGCCAAATCGCGTTCATTTTGGGCGGCGTTTGCGTCTCGATTCGCGCTCGAATCATTGCGCTTGCGGGCTTCAGCCTGCCGGTCGCGACCCTTCTGCTGGCGCTTCCGGCCGTTCTCCCGGGCCGTCTCGATCTGCTTCCGGGACCGGTTGTAGTCGAGGTAGTCATGCAAGACGTATCCGCCCGGCTCTGGCTGCGGGCACCTTCCACAACCGTGGCCGGCCGGGTGCAACATGCCGACGTCTACCAGCTTCCGGAGCTGGGCAACGCTGCCGTAGTCCCGCGCGGTCGCGCTGTCGACGAGCCCCTCAGTGAGGTGCTTCGCGCAGTGGGCGCCCATGCGGCAGAACAGCCCGGCCGCAGCGTTACCCGCCTTGCGGACCTTCGGGTGGGTGTCGAACCCGTCGTCGAGCGCGAACCAGGGCATCGGGCTTCCTTCGGAGGATGTGGCTACAGGTAGGTGCCGACGAGTTGCACGTCGTGGGTGGAGCGTGGCGCCGGGACGGCTGGCTGCTCGGGCGGCTCAACGTCGGCTGTGTCGAGTGCGTGGTCGAAGCGACTGGTGCCCCGATCGCGGTGCCCTGGAGTGCATTGAGGTGACCGGCCTGAGCGGCAGATCCGGATGGTCAGTTCCACTTGCTCCCGGTTCTTCCGCTCGAACTCGGCCTCTCGCTCGTCAACGGTGGTCCGGTTATCCATGAGCAACGTGCGCTCACCCGAAGTGACGGACCGGCCGGCGGGCCATTCCCCGGGGTTCCAGATGTCGAAGTGGTTGTCACGCCACCCTTTAGCGATCTCCCTATGCACCGGGCACAGATCGTCGGGTATCTGCATGCTGGGCACGATCAAGCCACCTCCGCACGGCGGCGGTTGCGGGCGGCGTCGCGGATCTGTTCACAGGTGCGGCAGCGTCGACCGCGGCTGGAGGGCCGGCGGATGGTGTTCTCCGGCGTGTACTCGTGGCCCTGCGGGCAGTGATTTGGGGTGCCGGCTCGGGAGGCGACGCGACGGTCTGTGCCCTTGGTGGGCGGGGCGGTCTCGGGTGAGAACCACAGGGTGCGGAATCCTCGGCGGCCGTGTCGGATGCGGGCGGTGAGGGTCGCGTACTTGATGCCGAGGGCGTCGGCGGCCTTCTGGTAGTCGTCCTGCGTGGCGAGGGCGACGACCGCCTGCCGCTGATGCTCGGGGAGGGTGGCGAGAACCTGGTGGACGGCGATGCGCTCGACGATGCCGTCGCTTGCCCCGTCGGTCGACGCGTGGGTCCAGTAGGCGACGAAGCGGGGTGCGGATGCCACCTCGCCGGAGCGGCCGGTGGAGTCGACGCCGTAGAGGCGGCGGACGGCCTTCACGTCCTGGTAGATGGCCTGCCAGCCGACGCGCACCAACTCGGGCCATGCCGGGGGCTGGTCGGTGGTGACGAGGTGTTCGGCGATGGCTGACCAGGCGAGGTCGTAGCGGAGGCTGATGTTGGAGGAGAGGGTGCGGTCGGCTGTGCAGGCGGCGCGTGCTGCGCGGTCGAGGTCGCGCATGGTGTAGCCGTGGGCGACGTGGTCGGCGGCAGTGGAGTCGCTGGTGGCCGGCTGGGTTTGTTCGACCGGCTGGAGGGTGAAGGTGCCCGCGGTCGCGCCGTGGGCGACGATTTCGCCGTCGAGGCCGTCGAGGTGTACGTCGACGCGGGAGCTGCCGAGTTGGCCGCGGGCGTGCCGGTGTACGGCGGCGGCGAGTTCACCCGGGGTGCCGCCGGTGATGGTGAGTGGCCGCGTGTCATGTCCGGGGATGTGGAGGTGGAGCAGGTAGGTGGTCATTGGGTTTCTCCTGGGATCTGGTCGTCTGGAGCCCGGAACGGGATTCGAACCCGCACTTGATCCGCTTTTAAGGCGGCTGCGTCTGCCTGTTGCGCCACCCGGGCCGGGTGCCCCGCTGGTAGGGCGGGGCGTCGTTGCGTCTAGGCGGCGGCTGGCTTGCGGCTGATGTCGTGGCGTTCGCGCGGAGTGGTGCCTCCGCGGACGGCTGCGCGCAGTTGGATGGCGTCGGCGCCTTCCTCCGCGAGGGCGTCAGCGAGGCATTCACGTCTGACTTCGCAGCGGTTGCAGATGTCCTTGGCGTCGCGGGTGGTGGCGGCGTTGTAGACGTCCGGCGCGAAGATCTCGGGGTCGGTCTGGGCGCAGAGGGCCTGGTCCTGCCAGATGCCGGTCATGCCGCGGCCACCCTTCGGTCGCGCTTCTGGCCGGTCTGCCATTCGCGGACGATCGCTCGGACGGTGCTGATGGACACTTCTTCGTTGAGCCGGGCGTGGATGTGGTCGGGGTCGTTGCCGGACCAGGCGAGGTGGATGATCTCCTCGCGTCGGAGGGCTGCTCGTTCGAGGAAGGTCGGGGCGGCGTCTGCCTTGTCGGGGTCGAAGTCGGGGTCGTCGATGTCGCCCATGTCCTCCCACCATTGGGGAGTGCGCCAGCCTTCGCGTTCCGCGTGATTGCGTGCCCGCCGCGCCATACCAGGGGTCACGCCGTGCTGCTCCGGCTGGTCTTCGGCAAGGCTCTGGTAGGTGTCAGCGACTGCTGTGGCCGTGCTCGCGTAGACGTGGTCCTGGTGGAGGAGCCTGGCGACGGTTGCGGGGTGTACGCCGATGTGAGGGCCGAGGCTCTTGAAGGGCCAGCCGTTGGCGGCAAGCGCCTGAAGGCGCCGGCGGGTCCCGGTGGCGTCCATACGCCATGGCTGGGTGGTGTCGGCGGTGACCGCGAGGATCCTGGCCGCGATCTCGGGGCGAGCCTTCACCTTGCGGGGCCTGTTGTTGCCGAGGTCGTAGAGGAATCCGCCGACGGTGGCGGGGTACAAGCCGGCGAGCTCGGCGACGCGAGTGAAGCCGATGCCCTGTTCACGGAGCTTCAGCAGGTGCTGCCGGATGGGTTCGGCATCGACGTAGGGCTGCCACGTTCCGTAGCCCTGCTTGCGGTGGCGGGACCGCTGATAGGTCCGGTAGCCCTCATAACAGGTGGCGCACTTGCAGCCGTGGTACTTGTGGCGGGACAGCGTTCCGTGGGGCGGGAGCGTCTTCGTGGCGGTCATCGGTTCCCCCTTCCTGGGGTGTTGCGGCGGCGGGCGGCGGGGTGGCGCCAGATGGCTTCGAGTGCGGCGAGTTGCGGGTCGAGGGGTTCGCGGCGACGGAGGAGTGCGGCGAGCCGGCGGAGGAGCCTCACGCGGCGGCCTGCTTGGGCCGGCTGCGGCGGGTCTCGGCTATGACGAGGCCCTTGATGGACAGCCGCCAGACGCTGAGGCGATGGCCGTGGGTGGGGCCGCTGGTGGACGGCACCATGTCCCCGGTGTGCTCGATCAGGCCGGCGGTGCGCAGCGAGTTGATGGCGGCGCCGAGGTAGCCGTGGGACAGCTCGGGCAGGATGTCGCGGAGGTCGTTGGCGGACCACTCGTCGCAGGCGAGCCCGAAGTGCCAAATGGCCTGCTCGACGAGGAACCTGTCCCAGTCGCCGGTTCGAGCGACGATGCTGTCGAGGGTGGTGTTCTTGTCGGTGGCGGCGAGGCGTTCGGCCGGGGTGAGGCGGCGGGTCATCGCGGTTCTCCGATCGGGTGTGATGCTGGAGGGGTGGGCCGCCGCCATGTCGGGTGGCGGCGGCCCGGGGCGCCCTACTGGGCGGTGGTGTCGAAGCAGTCACATCCGCCGACGGCCTGTGCCATGCAGACGTGCTCGCCGAGCGGGGTGCCGGTGTCGGCGTGCAGGCGGTAGGCGTCGAGCAGGTCGTCGAGGTTGTGCCAGGCGGGGGTTCGGCCGAACCGGTCGCGTTGCATGTCACGCTGGGCCTTGAGCCACTGCTCGACGGCGTCTCCGCGGCGAGGCTTATGTGGCAGGTCATAGCCAGGCCCGGTATGGGTGAGGGCCGCGAACAGCCGTCGGCCGAAGGAGAGGGGCACGGGCCGGGCGCACGCTTCGCAGAGCGCGTCGGGGCCGTCGCCGGTGAAGGGGCCGTCGGTGTCGCCGCAGCGGGCGCAGCGGATCTCCGTCACGACGCCTCCTCGATGACTTCGGCCTCGTAGGCCCCGTCCTCGTCCGGGCCCTTGTCTTCTTCGTCCTTGAGGGCGGCGAGCGCCATGAGCTTCTTGGACAGCGGGTCGGTGCCTTTCGGGTCGACGTCGCCGTTCTTCGCGGCCTTGCGCCACACGTCCCGCACGTCGTCCGAGGTGAGCGCGCCCTCGGCCTCGGCGATGTAGTCCGGGCGGCCGGCCTCCAGGGCGAGCGGCTGCTCGGCGCCGGCCGGGTCCAAGGCCAGGGCTGTCGGCAGAGGGCCGGTCAGGGCCTGTCGGGGGGTGATGCCGCGGACCTCGACTACGACGACGGGGAACTTCTTCGTCTGTCCGCCTGCGACGCGCTGTCGGGGCTCGATGCGTAGGGATACGGGTACGAGTCCCTGGCCGCCGGTGCCGGACAGGACCATGTCGACGGTTCCGCCCCATTCGTTCGCGGCGTAGAAGCTGTGGGTTTCGGCTCGCCATACGCCGAGGTCGGGCATGTCGGGGAGCATCACGTTGATGCGTGAGGTGGCGGAGCAGACGCGGCCCTTGGGCTGTTGGTGCCAGTCCTCGCCGAACTGGGCGAGGCACAGGCAGGCTTGGCGGGAGATCTGTTCCGTCTCGCCGTTGCAGCGGCGCTGGCAGCCGCCACCGGACCACATTTCGTTGTACTGGGACAGCGGGTCGCCGGGCGGCAGGAGAGCATCGATGGACTCGGCTTCGGTGATGACCCGAAACTGGGGGATCTTCGAGTTCAGCGGCGTCCAGGACTCGACGGTTCCGCCCCACGCCTTGGCCGCGGCCTCGACGTAGTGCTCGGCGTGGGAGGAGATGACCCAGGTGCGGGAGCGCATCGGGCGCTTGCCGTCGGTGTAGCCGGTGCGGAGCCGGCCGAGTTCGCGGGCCTGCCGCTGGAGGGTGAGGATGCGGGCGCCCATGTCAGGCCGCCTTTCGGATGGTGCGCCTGCGCGGGGCCGCGGCCTTTTGGCCGGGGGCGAGCAGCGCGGGGTAGGTGGACGGTGCGGCGTGGTGCCAGATCGCGTTCTGGAGGGCGCCGCGGAAGGCGCGGTGTGCGTCGCGGCCGGCGGGCATTTCGACGAGGGCGTGGGACTTGCGCCGCAGGTTCAGGACGCCAGCTCGCTGTATGCGGGGCATGGGGGCGTCGGTGTCGTCGGGCAGCAGGACCGTCTCGCAGTAGCGGAGGGCGGCGAGCTGCTGGGTGTTCTCCGGGTACACGGACTTGGCGGACCGGGTGGCCGACGTCTTGTAGTCGATGAGCCACAGTTCGCGGCGCCGGTTGGGACCGGTGGGGAGCCAGATCACGAGGTCGGCGGTTCCGGCGTAGCCCAGGCGCCGGTGCATGCAGGTGATCTCGGTGGCGTACACGTCGCTGTCGAAGTGGATGCCCCACAGGGCCACCCACCGGTCGAACTGGTCGAGGTACGAGGCGACTTCGGGGTCGGAGGCGACGGGGGCTCCGAGAACGCGGTTCTCTGCGGCCTTGTGGATGCGGTCGCCGAGGTCGGCGGCGCTCTCGCGGGCGTCGCGGTGGATCTGCTTGAGCTGCTTGGTCAGGCCGTCCCGGTCGGTGATGGCCCGGCGGGCGATCTCCATGCGGTGGTCGAGGGCCCATTCGACGGTGAGCTTCACCGCCCACGGCATGAGGGCCCGCTTGTTGACGCTGGTGTCGAGGACGTTGGTGACGGACACGAGGTCTGGGCCGCCGGCCGGGTCGGTGTAGTAGCGGCCGTTGTCGGTGTCCCGTGCGTGCTTCGGGTCGGTCATCGCGGGCCGTCCTGCATGGCCGCCACCGCCTGCGGGTACTCACGAATCTGGAGCGCCGCGGGAAAAGTGTCGATGTCCTTGTGATTTTTGGCCCAGCGGGAGCCGAGCTGCTTGACGAACACTGCGACATCGGAGCTCTGGCACTGCTCGATGATCTGCGTGGCCCACTGGGGGCTCATGGGTCGGGCGCCTCGTCCAGATTCGCCGCCGACGATTACCCAGTTCAGCCGCTCGATTCGGTGCCACTGGTCGCCGCTGCGCCGCATGCCCTCGACGACCGCCCCGTCCGGCGCGTCCGCGTGGTCGTCCGTGACGTCGCGCAACTCGACCAGGTAGTCGTACAGCTCAACTGGCCCGAGCAGCGGTTCGCAGGACAGGAACCGGACGGCGGCCGGGGTGCCGAGGAGGGCGGGGATGCGAATGTCGGCACGCTTCTGGTCCTCGACACTCACACCCAGCCACACGTTGGGCAGGGGCCACGGGGCGTTCCAGACGCGCTTCTCGGCGTCGTCGGAGACGCCTGGGATGCGGTCCGGGTTGGCCTTGGACACTGCCCATGCCATCGCCGAACGGAAGTGCACGCCAGGCACATGACCGTTGCCGCAGTTGCACTCGTCGTTCAGCAGGGCGCGCATGCGGCCGTGCCGCTTGGTCAGCACCTGATACGTGTGTTGCGGAGTGGCCGCCATGACGGCGAAGACCTTGGCGATGTAGGCGTCGGGGACGTCCTTGTGGAACAGATCGCTCATGGAGTTGACGAAGACGCGGCGGGGCTTCTTCCAGGCGAAGGGCGTGGTGAGCTTGTCGGGGCGGAGCTGGACGTCGAAGCCGTTCTTGAAGTAATGGCCGGGGGTGCCGCGCCAGCGCTCGGAGAAGGTCAGCGCGTAGCAGTTGTCGCAGCCCGGCGAGACCTTGGTGCAGCCGGTGACAGGGTTCCAGGTGGCATCGGTCCACTCGATGGCGGAGTTGTCGGACACTGTCGGTTCTCCTTGTGTTCGGCCGTCCCGTCCGATTTCGGTGAGCGGGACGGTCAGGTGCGGGTGAGGCGGGGCGTCGGGGCGGCCGTGGAGCCGGTTTCTGGCATGGCTGTCCCGTCGGAGGTGGTGCGGTGGGGCGGGTCAGGCGGCGTCAGGGCCGCGCTGCTGGAGCGGGATGACCTTGGCGACCGGCCGTGTCAGCGCGGCGAGTTCGCGGCGGAGGCGCTCGTTGTCGGCGGTCAGCCGCCGGTTCTGCTGATCGATGTAGGCATTGACGCGGTTAACTTCGGTGGCCCAGTCGATGGCCTTCTCAAGCTCGGCCAGTAGGCGCTCGCGTTCGGCGGTGAGCTGGTCGATGGTCACCATCGCGGCGACCTGCCGTGCGAGGGCGACGGCGGCCTCTTGGTGGAGTTGAGTGTTGGCGTCCCGCACGTCGGCGATCTCGCCGTCGAGGCTGTGGAGGTCACGCTTCAGGCGGGCGTTCTCCCTGCGGGCTTCGGCGAGTTGGCGGCGGAGGCGGAGGATGAGTCGGATCGTCATTGGCTCGCCGCCTGGTTCAGTCGGTACATCCGGCAGTTCTCCGGCCCTGCCTCGACGAGCCGGCCGCGCACTGCCAGGTGCTGCAGGTCGCGTCGAGCGGTCGACCTCTGCGGGCCGAGGCCCATCTCCGCGTATAGCTCCCGCACTTGGCCCGTCGTCCAGGTCCGCAGCGGATCCCGCCGGATCTCCGCGAGCAGACGCTGAGCCCGGATCGAGAGGCGCCCGCCAGCGGTCATGACGCCACCGCCAGAGCCAGCACCGGAGCCTCTTGCCGGTGATGCAGGGTGAGGATGACGGTGATCCCGTCGCGGGTGACGTGCCCGGAGGACACCCAGCCGCCGAACTCGATCCGGCGCGTGTCCACCGCGGTGATACCGAGGGCACGCTGCCACTGCGCGAAACCGACCTCGTCGCCGTGTAGGGACACGTCGATGGTCAGCTCAGCCACCAACGAGATCTGACGGTGCACGTGCACCTCAGCCGCCGGCAGATGCGGGTGGGACTCCCCCAGCTCGGTCAACAGACGGTAGCCGCGGGCCTGGTCGAAAGCGGTCAGAGACATGACGCCTCCAGATGGGCGGATGAGGGTGAGCGCGGCGGTCACGAGACGCCGCCCCTGCTGGCGTCCTTCGAGAGGTCGGCAGTGAGCCGGGCGTTTTCGTCGAGGAGCCATTCGACGACCGGCGTGAGGCGTCCACCGAGCTCCATCGGTACACGCCGCGGGGCTCCGCTCGGGGAAAGCGTTCCCCGCATGTCGAGGAGGTCAGCCTCCGCAGCCACCAGACGCTTACGGCGACGCTCCATGGCGGCGGTGAGCCGCGCGTTCTCGTTCTCCAACTCGACGGCGATGGCACGGGCCTGCTCCAGCTGGGCGAGCAGCCACCGGACGTCCTCCGGGGCGTGGGCGATGAAGGTGGCGTCGACGCAGTGGGGGCCGCTCGTGCCGAACACGGCCAGCGGCCGGTCCTCGGCATCGGTGACGATCCCGGCGTCAGAACGCTGCAGCCACGGGCCTGGGGTGACCGCCGTCGCGCGGGCCGCGATCTCGGTCAGACGGTCGTCAGCCACGGTCGCCACCGCCCTGCACGGCCTTCGCAAGGTCGGCGGCGGTTTCGAGGAGCCCGCCGAGGTGGGTGAGGTCGCGAAGCTCGTTGACCTGGTCGTGGCCGCACGTGCCACACGGCTGCACGAGGGTGAACGACACCTCGTCACCGTCGACTACGCGGTACCTCAGGTACTCGGTGCGGCCCTCGCCGAGGCTCGCCGTGGCTTGCTCCGTGTCCGCCGGCAGAACGAGCGTGCTGGTGTACTGCCAATCCAGCTGGGTGGCAGCCTCCTCGCCGAGGACGCTGCGGGCCTTGCCACGGGCGAAGGCCAGGAACTCCTCGCGGTGCTGCTCGAACATCTCGTCGCCCTTGGCTTCGCCCTCGGCCTCCCACTTAGCGAAGGCGAGACTTGCGAGGTCAGCGACGGTCAGATGAGTGGTCGTGGTCATCGGGCATCGTCCTCGGTGGTCGTGAAGCGGGCGGCGAACTCGGGGTAGTCGTCCATCTCGGAGACCCGGGCCTCCGGGTGCTGGACGAGGAAGAGGGACATCGAGGTCGCGGACACCGCCGCATCCGAGTGGCTCGGGTCCGCGAGGAGACGCTGCCGGACCTCGGCAAGGACCGTCGGGTCGGCCACGGAACGAGTTGATGTTTGAATGGCGTTCATGACGCCTGCCCTTCATGTGGTTGGGGTGGTGCGTCTAGGGCCCGGTTGCCGGTGTGTGAGAGCCCGGCGGCTGGGCCCGTAGGCCGCGGCTAGGCGGCGGGCTGGAGCTCGGTGCGCTGGATCGGCTCGCAGGACGCTGGAATGCCGAGGTAGGTGGCGGTGGCCGTTTCGTGGAAGCGGAGCGTGCGGCGCGGGCTGCCCTGCGGTGCCAGATCGACGACGCACCGCTCTACGAATTCCGGGTCGTTGTCGAGACGGTCGCGCACCCAGAAGTCACTGACCTGAAGCCATTCCTTGAGCTGCGCCTTCGTCAGTAGCCGGCGTGGGGTAGTGCGCTTGTCCACGACCCCTCCCTCCTATGGAAGTGATGGATTCTTACGATGAATGTGGAAGCTGTTCGCGCACGAATATCAGGTGGGGCTGTCGGCGAAGAGCTCCTGGACGGATCTGTCGAGCGCTGCCGCCACCAGGTCCACGGAGCGCCGGGTGAAGACGCGGCGCCCCGAAGGGCCGGTGGAGACCATGTGGCCGATGGCGGATCGGCTGATGCCGTAGCCAGCGGGGTCGACCTGTTTGGTCTTCTCGGCGAGGCGCTGGATGGAGAGGCCGGCTTCGTGCATTGCGTCCCGTATGGGCCGGCCTTCATCCAGTCGTTGCATGGGTGATGCCCCCTCGTGGCCGAGATAGTTCCCTGGAGGTGCGGAGTGTGGAATGTCCGCCCCTCCCGTTTCCACATTCAACTCTCAATGTGGATGGATGTCAAGGGATGTATCCGCTGTTCTCCGCCCTGCGGCGGACACCCTTTCCACCTGCGCATATTCACTGTGGAAGCCAGGTTGAGCCATCGTGGCCAAGCTGGCTTGAGTGAATGTGGAAGATGCCCGATGCTTCTACATGTGGATGCACTGGGGAAGCTGATCGAACGCGTGATGGACGAACGGGGCTGGTCCCTGTCCACCCTGGCGCGTCGATCCGACCTGTCCATCTCCACGCTCCACAGCTGGAAGAGCGGAGACCGCGCCACAGGCACCCGCGGCCCCAGCCCCAGCAAGCTCCGCCAGCTCGCAGAAGGCGCCGGCCTTTCCGTCTCCGAGGTCTTCGAGGCGGCCGGACGATACATCCCCGCCGAGCTGGCCCCAGAGGAAGAGCGGCGCTTCCTCCACCTTCTCCGGTCCATCTCGCCGGAGGACAGGCGTGTCCTGGAGGCCACCATGACGGCCATGCAGGAGCGCAAGCCACAGGCGCAGACCGGCAACTGACAGAGATTTCGCGCGGTTTCGCGCAACTTTCGGCGAGTTGCGAGAGCATCACGCGAATCGTCTACCAACCCTTCACGAACGGTTGTTGACCGCTGTACGGTCGGTAATCCGCCGTACCTCCACCTGCGGCCGGACTCGATTAGCCGTCTGTCGATGGGGGCTGCATGTGCGCGCAAGTGGTGGTCGAGGACATCAACCCAACGGCACCCCAGTGGGACCGAACCCGGGTTGCCATCGTCATAGGACGTGGACTCACAAGGCGCCAGGCGATACGTCAAGTCCGCGCCATGCTCATCTTCTTGGGAGCACGCCAGGGATGCACCGGTGCGACATGCTGGTGCGGGGACAGCGTCCACATCCCATGGCCGGAAGAGCTGTCTCGTCACTCAAGCTCGTATCGTGAGGGAGTGCGCAGTGGCGCGTAAGGCACGCAACAACCCACGGCAAAAACGCTCGAAGTCCTGCGGATGCAAGCTCTGCACCGAGGAGTACAGGCCCGGCGAGAAGTCGACACGGAAGGACTGCACCGGGCCGTGGCAGGCACGCTACCGGGATCCCGCCGGGAGGCAGCGGGCGAAGCAGTTCGCCGGCAAGGGTGCCAAAGCCAAAGCTGAGGCGTTCCTCGACAAAACCCGTGATCAAGTCCGCACCGGCTCGTTCGTGGACCTGGACCGCGGCCAGATCACGCTGGAGGAGTGGCGCGAGAAGTGGCGACCAGCTCAGCGCATCGGCGACAACACCCGCGAAACCGCTGACAGCGTGTGGACCAACCACGTGCAACCGCACTTCGGGAAGTGGCGACTGCAATCGATCAGCAACATGGACGTCGAGGCATGGGTCGCCGATCGCGTCCGCGCGGTTGGGGTCGCGACGATCGAGAAGGCGTTCCGCATGCTCGACGGGATGCTCACATCCGCCCTACGAGACCGCAGGATCGCCTACAACCCGTGCGACGGCGTGCGGCTACCGAAGGCTCAGCCGAAGCACCCTGATGACGTCCTGCCGCCCACCTATGACCAGCTCGCGGAGATCCGCGCGTGCGTGCCAGAGCATTTCCGCGACATGTTGGTTGTGGCCGAGGAAACCGGCCTGCGCTGGGGCGAACTGATCGGCCTGCGGCGGTGCAATGTGGACCTGGAAGGGCTTAGCCTGCAAGTACGGGAGACGATCATTCAGGTGCGCGGGAAGGCGGTCCGAAAGGCGTACCCGAAGTCAGCCGCCGGTAGCCGGTCGGTGCCACTTTCGGATCGTGCAGCGCGTGCCATCAAGAGGCACCTGGAGCGGTGCCCGGCTTCCAGCGCCCGGACCGCGCCGGCGAGCGGCATGCACAAGGAGGAGTTGGTGTTCCGTAGCGTCGGCGGGGGCGTGCTCGGGCGATCGAACTTCTGGCGGGTATGGACGGCCGCTGCCGATAAGGCGGGCGTGTCCCGGAAGGCGACTAACCCGGTCACGGGGCGAGTGGAGCGGTGGCCTCATCTGCACGACGTCCGGCACGCATTTGCCTCACGGCTCCATAGCCTGGGGGTTCCCGAGGCTGACGCCCAGAAGATCCTGGGGCACGAACGGGGGGCGAAGATCACGTGGCTGTATACGCACGCGAGCGCGAACTCTGTGGAGCGGGTGCGGTCGGCTCTTGACGGCGGCGGGCTGCGGGCCGTGGCTTCGTAGCGGTCCACGGGAAGTCCACATTCGGTCCACGCGCCCACATCCACTCACATCGTGTCACCTCCGGAACCCGCAACTCGGAATCACCCCCTGAGCTGCGGGTTTCTCCTTTTCCGCGGCTTCCACCTCGGGCTACTTCAGCCCTCGGGTTCGGTCCCCTTCTCCCTATTCAGGTAGTTGTACACAGTAAAGCGGCTGACACCGAGGGCGCCGGCGACCGTCTCGACCCCGTGCCGGACCGAAAAAGCACCCCGGCTCTCCAATATCCGCACCGCCGACTGCTTGGTCCTGCGGTCCAGCTCGGAGAGCGGCATGCCGTGCCGGCGCTCCAGCTCGGCGAGGATGTGATCGAGCGACTCGGACAGATGCGGGAGCCGGACGGCCACCCGGTCCCGCCCCTCCCAGGCCAGCACGACGTCGTCGCCGCTGGCCTGATCAGGCGCGACCATCTGGCCACCCATGGCATCCACCAGCGGTTTGACCGCCCGGACGAAGGGGTGGTCGGCAGGCTCGGTCACGTCGCGTCCCCCTCGTCGCCCGCCCGTCGCCGGCCGCCACCCCGAGTGGAAGCGCTGCGCGCATCTGTGACATCCGCGCCGCCCTGCCGGTCGTCGGCGATCACATTGACCTGGAGGGAGACCCGGGTCGCGCCCGCCTCCAGGGACTGCCGCAGCAGGGCGCCGACCGCCTCCAGCACCCGGTCGGCGTCGCCCTCGGCGGTATTGCCGAAGGGGCCGACGTCGACGGCGTCCAGCTCGGCACCGGTGACGATCTCCCGCGCCACCACGGCATGGGCTGGCGCCTCGTCCAGGTCGAACGGCTCGGTCGTGAACTCAACTCTCAATCGCACGCGGTTCAACCTACGCGCGCTTCGCCCCGCCGACCAGAAATTGCTCCCGGCCCCCCTTGACAGCCTCCCCGCCCGCCCGGCAATGTTCCATTACGCAGAAAGTAAGTTCCGCTATCCGGAAGGAGCGCCGGGCCTTATGGGTTTCACGGACACGCGCTTCAACGTCAATCTGTCGATCCTGTTCACCGAGCTTCCGTTGTTGGAGCGGCCGGCGGCCGCGCGGGCGGTGGGTTTCACCGCGGTGGAGCTGTGGTGGCCGTGGGTGGACGCCCCGACCCCGGAGCGGTCGGAGCTGGACGCGCTGGGCGATGCGCTGCGTGATGCCGGGACGCAGTTGACGGGGCTGAACTTTTACGCCGGGCGGTTGCCGGGTCCGGATCGTGGTGCGCTGTCGGTTCCGGGGGTGGAGTCGGAGAGGTTCCGGGCGAACGTGCCGGTGGCGATCGCGTTCGCCGCGTCGCTGGGCTGCACCACCTTCAACGCCCTGTACGGCAACCGCGTCGAGGGCGCCACGCCTGCGGAGCAGGATGCTCTTGCTCTG